TAAGAGTTTTAAAAATCTTACATACTCTTTGATTGCTCCCAGCCATGTAATATCTTACTTTATACATTAGATAAAACCAACCCTTCTAGATGATGCAGTTGACATACCTTCAGTCTTTTGATTAAAGACTTCAGCAATACTATATGCCTCAGTTTCTTTGCCACGTGGACGAACTGGGATAGTAACACCAAGACGTTTAGCCAAGGTATTTGCTTGTTCAACATTCAGTGTATCGAAAGTTAGAATATCAAAGCAACGACCTGGACGAACCAATGCAGAGTCAACATCACGAATAGATGGGAGATTGGTAGAGAAGATCATCTTCTTACCTTTGGTTGTAACAAGACCATCACCCACATTTAGGAAACGATGCATCATGGTGTTTCCATCAGTGCGAGATTTTAAAAATGCATCAGAGTCTTCAAGAACCATTACGTTGTCATCACTCTCGATAAAGCGAGCAAAGAAACCATCCTTCTCAAGAATCGTAGAATCGTATGAAACGATTGCGGATGAGTTTGTATGTGCTAACAATCCACGAATGAATGTAGTCTTGCCAGTTCCTGGAGGACCAATCAACAGTAGGATATTCGCTGAAGACGCCATGTAGCGTTCATAATAATCACCAAGTGTTTCACCATCTAGAAATGGATACATTTCATCGACTGGGAGACGATCACGATTCAGTGGTACATTGACAGAGTTACCATCGCTACCATAAACCCATTCGATGTGAGATGTTACGATATCAAAGTTAGATTCAACTGTCGCAACAATAGCATCTGCAAAATCTGCATCACCATAAGCACGAACAGAAACAGTATTACTGTTCACATCAAAGCGAATGTAATTGTTTGTATCACGTTCAATGATAAGACCATTAGAGGAATTACCTTGGACATGGAGGTCGTCTTTAAACATTTCCTCTGCCCATTCAGCCCACTGTTCTCGATTGCAGAGAACACTGGTTTCACGATGAATAGTACGTTGGCCAGCTTCAACACGACGCTTCAGGATCTCTGAAGTGATTAAGTCATCAAAGTCACTAACACCGAGAAAGATTTTTTCGTTTGTATTTTCGTTCATAATTTTATTCAATGCAAATTGATTATCGCTTGAATCCCAAGCAAATTTCTTGATAGTTCTTTTATTTACTTTGCTTCTGCGTCTCCGAATCGAAGGAAACTTGCGACTGCTCACTCCCTTGCTCAATTCCGCTATCCAATCCTGTATCGATCGTTCCATCTTTTACCTCATCATCTATAAATGCGTTCAACGTATTTTCCATTTTTCTCTTTGCAACCTTTTCTTTCTTACGATCGATAAAGTCATCAAAGGTATGATTGTTCTGCATAAAATCTAAATAAGCATTCTTAAATTCACCTGTCTCATCTTGCTCTTGTAACTCGAACATCTCGAATGGCATGTCCTGAATCAACTTACCTTTAATGTAAGACTGTTTCTTTTCCTTGGCAATCCTACGAAGAAATGCATAGTAGATAATCTGTGTAAAATATGCGAAAGGATTATTGGATTTTGCAGGATCAAAGTTATTAATATATTGCAGACAATTTTCTATACCATCCGAGATCATTTCATCTCGATAAGAGTAGTTTAGAAAGTTAGGTTTGTATGATAAGTGCGTTGCTATCTTTAGAATGCACTCACCAATATAATTGCTTACTTGGGGTGTTGGGAGATTGTTTTCTTTTGCATGTTGATATTTTTGTCGCATCTCAACAATTGCTGCGAGAAAATCTGCGTTGTTTACGTAGTGAGCCATAGCATTTCTTTTATCCTTTAATTCAAACTACACATAGTATACATCATCGATGACAGAAAGACAAATATATTTTTATTACAATTTAGATTTGCTTTTATAGTTGACTTGAGACATAATCACTGTGTTAGGGTTGATGACTACTAATGTTTAGTCTCGTTACCATCTATGTAAGTACTTGGTATCGAAGTATCTTCAACTTCTTCCTCTTCTTCTCCAGCTATACCTACCAACATAGCGATTCTTTTCTTGGCTTCCCTAGAACTAATAAATGGTTCTTCCTGTTCAGGCTTTTCGATTCGCCAATCATTGCTATGTTGGGCAACAATACGTCTATAATGAGGGATCATCATTTCGTGTAGACGTTTGATAAACATTACGTTTTTCTTTTCTATAGAAAAAGATGTATCATCTGTGAATTGGCAATATGGATGCGCAGTGATATGTTCTCTCCCCTCACCAACTATTGGTGTAGTTCTTATAGTCATTGGACTACCAAGTTGCACATACTTATCATCTTCTTCTTCGAGGACAGCCATGACCTGTTCCCCATTGGTTAACTTTATAACAACATAGACATCTTTGTCTGTTAGCATAAGTCTACCTCTACTATTTTTGTTTTAAATTGTTCTTCTGCATACGTTTTGTATCTTTCTGCAGCATGATTTAAAGTATGATTCTTCCAAGACTTCCAATGAAGATCGTCTGCAAGATCAAATAGATTACAAGAAGTCTTACCTTCTTTTAAACGTAACCCACGACCAATCGATTGCAGGTTACGAATCTTTGATTTAGATGGAGACGCAAAAATTACATTCTCCAATGATGGGATATTAATTCCAGTACTAAAAGTACCAAAAGAAGCAATGATAATGGCGTCACTTTCCCCCTCTGTAATATGACGGATTGCTTCTCGATCAGTGGTTTCAGTACCACCGTAGACAAAGAAAACTTTTCTTTTATCATGCACTTTATTTTTAATAAGTTCGTATAGGACTTTGCCATGCTTTTCAACGTATTGAAAAAGAACGAGCGTATTACCTTTAGAATTTACTGCCAAGTTTCGAATAAACTTATTTCTTGGTTCACAAGATACAAGCCAATCCATTTCTTCTTGGTACGTATTGTTTTTTCGCCCTTTACGAATCTCTTCATTGTACTTCAGTATTACACACATTATATTTAGGGTAGACAACCTTCCAGAATCCATGAGTGCTTTAGTTGTAGTGACTCTATGTATTGGACCAAAGACACCTTCAAGAACTAATTTATGAATTTTCTTATTGTCAAGTGTTCCAGTTGTACCAATACGATACTTGACTGTATCCATCTTTTCCATAACCCCTGTAAGAGATTTGGCTTTAAATTGGTGAGCCTCATCACCAAAGATAACATCGAATTGTTTGAACCAAGATTTTGGTTGTAGATAGACTGATTGCCAAGTTGTTACTAAAACATCTTTGGTAAAGTCTTTAGTGAAACCGCTGTAAAGTTTTTGACAATGAACTTTTGTTTCCCATCCATTTGCAGATGAGTAATCTTCAAAGTCTGTGTACAGTTGCTCAACAAGAGATGTTGTTGGAACTATAATGATACACTTACGATTATTTTCTAAATGCCATCGTAAGATAGAATAGATTATTAACGATTTCCCTGAAGCAGTCGGCGATAAGAGTAGTACTCTGTCACTAGCAATTGCTTTATGGATAGCATCGCACTGGTAGTCTCTGACTGTGATCGCTTCGTTTCTTGATTGTGGATTGAGTGTTTCGACCCATCGCTCAATGTCACTGTATACGATATCATTTTGTAAGAAGTGTTCAGGTTTGACATATTGTAGTTCATAATTATTCCTTTCGGCAAATTCTTGTACATAAGAAACAAGACCAACATAAAGAGTTTTTCTTACTGCATCATACAAACGCACTTTACCATCCCACAATCTTGCTCGATATTGTGGTGTAAATCTAGCACCTGGATATTCGTATGTGAAGAAGTCTACTAATTCTTGTTCAATGCTAGGATCAGAAAAGACACGAACATAGACTTCATCAAGTTTTTCAATTTTAATCATTACCATACTGCATTAAATACGCAGGTTATTCTACTATTAGACTTATTTAAAGGGACTTGGTGTTGCATCCACGATGGCCATATTAACATCAACCCATCTTTTGGCGGTACTGTATATTTTGTTAAATCTACAGTGTCATCTATATTTTTAATATACACATAATCTCTGTGTGGACTTCTATCATGAAAAATAATTGGAGCAGAATTATCAGGAACTTTTAGATATAATATTCCAGAAAGAATACAATTTGGATGACAATGTTCATCATGATGATCATTAACATCCATTTCACTAAAAAATAACTCTATAACGATAGACTTTGGCACAACTTTGTGTTGAGATTGTAAATATTCAGAACACATATCATATATGCGTTTTTTTATAAATTTTAAATTATTATCTCGCATCGCATAATCATTACCATATGTGTTTTTATAATTCCAGGTATATGTTAATCTAGTTTCTTGCGCAAGGTATTCATTTGCAAATGGCAAAATTTTATCTGTAAATTGCTTATCTACATTATACCCAATTATAGAAGGAAATATATTAACAAAGTTCATTATCACATCCCAGCAAGAAACTTCTTCCATTCAACAGCAGTTTTAATTTGCCAGTCTCTTGCTTTAATTTGACCAAGGACTGACTCAAGAAAATAAATCATCGTTTCGAGATAATCTATCTTTACCTTCAAAGTATTTAGTTCGGTGTCACCTGAGAGAAATTCATCCATCTCATTCTTCAATGGTTTAACACCCTGCCATTGTTCCCAACCAAGTTGTGTTAATTCGTCACGTGATAGTTCACCACGATACAAACGAAATTTATTTTTACGGAGAATGTTACAATCAGAACTAAACTTAGTGTGTTTTAGTTTGACATTGACAAGTAATTTTAAATACTTAGCGTGAAGTTTGGGGGTAGCGGTAGTGGTTTCACCAAGATAGTTATCATCTATTTGGCAATCAACATCCCACATCTCTTGTAGTTGTTCTATATTCATAATATCCTCAAGTTATATACTGCACATTATATCGCAGTATTACAAAAAAATCAAATTTGTCTTACAAGAATCTATACCAACCGAATTTAAATGTTGCAGAACCAACTAGGTAATTCACATCATCGTTTGTAGATGCAAACGAAAGAGATTCAAGTGTTGTGGGAAACACATCAAAGAATTGGATACTTTGTATTGGATTATTTGAACTGTCTAAAATTTGTAGAACAGCATCAGAATAGTTCTTTGCCAATTCACCATATGCAGTAGTGTCCCCTGCCTGACCAGTAACATACTGATCATAACTTTCTGGGAAACCAAGAGCAACAATCCAATTGTAGATGATTCTATAATTAGTCATATTTTCATCAACCATAAAGTTAATGGTTAATTGATCATACGATAGAGTATCACCTGGAACTGGTTGTGTGGAGAATGGAGTGGCAAATGTAGGTTCACCCAACGTGATTCCTGGAAGGTTTACATTCTGTGCAAAGAATGTGACATCAGGTATTTTGTTGACAGCAAACTTAAACCCATTGGGAGACAATGGATTGATATTGGCAGGTATAGATGTATTTGGCATATAATTATTTAGGAAGAAAAAAAAGGGGAACCGAAGTCCCCCTTTTAAATACCGCTTCTATGTCGGCTTAGTAGCCAACTCGATGATTACATCAAGTTAGTAACACGTACACGACGATAGTAGTAGTTTTCGTTTGCAGTCAAACCACCAGTACCATCCAATGAAACGAATGGGTTAGCAACTAGACCGTAACGAGTCTTGAAGCCAATCTTTGGTTGGAAGCTGCTTGGATCAACCGCACGAACCAACTGTAGTGGAACGTATGGGCAATAGAACAAACCAGCGTCAAAAGCGGATGCGCCTTTGTAACCAGCAACGAAGAACTGAGTGTTGCTTACGTTTGAAGTATATGGATCAACATACACTTTGTACTTGCCGTTTAGAACACCAGCGAAAGTAGTAGAAGTGTCATCTACATTCAATGCGTTCTTACCAGTGATACCAGAAGAATAGTCAAGAACACCAGCCATCGCCAATGCAGACGCTACGTCAGCAGAAGTGATGAGGAAGTTCGCACGACCACGACGAGTTTGTTGACCGATAGCATTGGCTTCACGTTCGATTTGGAACATTAGACCTTTGAATTTTTCAACAGACCAACGACCATTAGAGTCAACGTCCAAGTCGAAAGTACCAGCAGTAGCTGTACCAACTGCAGCACCTGGTTTAGCAGTGTTGTAGATTGTACGGATAACTTCACGATTGATTTCAGCAAGAATTTCTGTAGAAAGAATGTTGCTCAATTCGCCTTCAGCGTCAAGACCATGAACTGATTTCAAGTCTTGTGCTAGTTCAATAGAGTATTCTGCCTTCAAAGCACGAGTCTTTGCAGTTACAGAAGTCTTTTCGATGCTGAATGCCATCTCACCGAAAGTACCACCACCAGAAGTACCCATGGCTTCTGCAGCAGAAGTAGCCATACCAGTACCATTAGTGTCAGCACCACCGAATACTGACGCACCAGAGTGAACACCAGTACCAGAGAAGTCAGTATCTGCTTCGTTGAACAACGCTTCAGTACCACCTTGAGTGCTGTAACGTGACTTCATTGCGAAGATCAAGCCAGTTGGCTGAGTCATTGGTTGAACACCAGCAACATCATAAGCGATAAGTTGTGGCATTGCACGACGAACCAAGCTGATCAATACTGGATCAAACTTAGCGATACCGCCAGTGTCACCATATGAACCAACGCTGTTTGTTGGAGCAGCTTCGTTCAATGCGCCAACTTGCTCATTGTACTTATACTGTTCACGTTCTTGGTTTTCCAAAAGAACTGCTGTAACTTCCTTACGGTAGTTATCTTTGATTGGGCTTGAACCTTCGTGGTTCAATACTGGAGCCCATTTCTCCATTAATTGTTTACGGTCTAACATAGTTAGTTTTCCTTTATTATTTGTTGAGTGCGGATAGATATTGTGCCATTACAGGATCAACTGCTTTCGCCTTTGACTCTGTTAACACTTCTACTGGAGCATCAGTTACTACTGATTTAACTTCAGTTAACTGCTTGGCAGTAAAATAACTTTCACGAATAGTTTTTAGTTTAGTTTCGAATGATTCAGAATCTTCAAAAGCGATTTCTTTTGCTAGAGAAAGAAACTTTTCAGTCTCAGTATCTGTCAAACCTTCGCTTACTGTACCAACGATTTCAGCACGTTTTGCTTCTGCTAGAGTTTTTGTCAACTCAATATTGGCTTCAACTTGCTCGTCAATTTTAGATTCTAATTCAGCAATTTTATTTTCCATCTCACCAAGAACATCGAAACGCTCTTCTGGGATATCGATATAGTGCTCTTCAAATAGTCCTTTCAGACCATTCACGAAACCTTCGAGAATTTCAGATTTCATGCCTTGCTCTAGGGCGATTTCATTTTGTGCCATCCACTGCTCAGCCATATAGCCGAGGTATCCATCAACTTGTTCAACAATTCCCTGTATATTCTGCTCAACTTGCTCAGCAAGTTTCGCTTCGAATTCTTCTTGAATACGTGCAGCTTCTTCAGCGACACGTGCCAATACAGCTGCTTCAAAAATAGTAGCTGCTTTGGTTTTAAATTCTTCTGTTAGTTCTGCATCACCCAACATTGCATCAATGTCTTCTTTCATTGGGCGAACTGGTTTTTGATCTCCATTGTGTGGATTCATTTTACCAGTAGGTGCATCTTCTGCATCTTTTTCGTCTTGTACGTTGTTACGTGCATTGTCTGGGTTTGGTGTGTTACCACCATTTGGAACTGGGTTACCTGTACGAATTACAGCTTGGTCGCCAGCTTCAGCATTTTCTTTAGTGGATTTGCTGCCACCTTCAGTACCTGCAAACTTGGCTTCGTCTAATTTCTGTTTCTTAGACTCAGCTAAAATTTCAGCGATTTTTTGTTCGATTGACATCTATGTTCTCCTAACTGGATAGTTCTGTTATTTATTTATTATTTATCTGATTTTACTCAGAAAGCGTTGGAAAGCCTGCACCTTTGCTTCCTCTAGATTTCTAGAAGAAGTCTTTTTAATAAAGGATTTAACCTCTTCAATATGTTGTTCCACAAACTTTCCATCGACAAATATCCACTCTTTGTTCTCCATGATGCCTCTGACGTATGCGTCAGGAGCAGATGGATCAGCTACAATGTCTGCAGCTGTAGACAACATAAAGTCATCTTGAACTACCTGAACCCCCTCATTGTTTTGTTTGAGAGAACCCATTGCTCTACTTGATACTCCAAGATTTGCACCGCCATCTAATAGACCACGTGCAATATTACCCATTGGAGTTTCTAAAATCTTAGCACGACCAATATAGTTTGTGCCTTCTTTACGTAGTGAAGTGATCATGTGTGATACACGATCAAGGTTAATACCTGGACCATCTGGATGACCAAGTTCGCCATAAGCACGATTCATTTCAACGGCTTCTTTAAGATAGCGACCAACTTCTTTGTCCATTGTACCTTCTTTGTACATACGACCATTACGATTTACTAGTTCTGATTGAAGGAAGATACCTTCAATGAAGTATTGTTTTGGTTTACCAAGACCTTTATCTTCAACGATAAATTTAGTGTCTTGAACTTCTTCTCTAATTAGTTTCATAGTTAGACCTTATCTGGAGAACCACTTGCTGTGGTAGAAGCACCAACACGAGTAACATCTTCGTAAGCACCGTAAGTAGCTTCTTCAACTTTAGTAGCATATCCACCAACTTTACGAAGTGTGAGATAAATGTGGGCTTCTGCACCTCCGATTGTTACTACGATATCAGATGTATTTCCAACAGTATCTCTGTACCCATTACCTTCAAAGTTAAACAAACCATTGTGTTCTGGTGCAAATGCTAACACAGGAAGTGAGTTTCTTACAACAGTAATACTAGAATTTAATAGACCAGTTACTTGAGAAGTAATGATGTCAACAGTCTGTGTTCCACCAGAAAGTGCTTGTGTAGATGCTAAACAATCAGTTGCTAAACTAATAGTAGCAGATGCTGCAGTACCACTAATTTTGACAACAGTCTCTAAATTAGTGTTCTTTAAAATAGTCTTGGTGACAGCCATTTGTTATTCCTCTATTTGTTCAAGCACATGACAGAAGTTCTCTTTTGACTCTCTCATGTACTCGATAATCTCTGGTTGATTACCTAATAACTTATTTAGGTGATCTTGCGTTTGCTGATTAATTGCAACAATAGTTTCATCAGCAAGCACGTAGTGTAATTTACCTTCAACGATTCTGTCAAGTTTATTCAAAGAACGAATATTCTGAACAACAGGGTCTACGTTAAAAATGTTGGAAGAAGCAAGTTTAATATATGTTTCTATTAACGTATCTGTAACTTTTACATCATGGTATTCTTTGATAATACTAGCGACTTTTTCGTCTGATAATTCGTCGTATGATTCTTTTGATACTTGTTCTTCTAATTTTTGCGAGATATATTCTTGTTTGATAAAATCTTTTGCTTCTTCCAAACTTTTATACTTTGACTCTACGCCATTAATCAAAATCTTATTTTCTGATGTTCTTTCAATCAGATGTGAGTAAGATCTGATGCTTTCGACAACATCAGATCTCTTTAAAGATTTTGTTAATTGGTAGTAACGCATTATTCTACTTCTGTTTCTGCGTTTGGCTCTTCAGTAGATACTTCTACCTCTTGAGTTTTAAACATACTCTGTGCAACGTCTTGACGCATACTGTCTAATCTAGCAGAAATCTTTTCTGCCATTGCTGCTTGAAATGCAGCCTCTGTTCCAATTGCATCTTTGGCTTGAATCGCATCTACTAAATTTTTCACTGTTTCACTCATTTATTCACTCCTTGATTATCTTGTTTACCTTGGTCAGTTGGTGCTTCATCTGCTTGTGGTGCATTTGCCTGTAAAAAGTTCTGCTGTGCTGCTTGTGCCGCAGCTGCAACAGTTCCATCCATCTCAGCATGCTGCATCTGAATCTCACCATCTGATTCCATCTGTTTGCTCATCTCTTCCATTTCTTGTTCATTCATCTGAAGAATATTTTTACGAATCCAGTCCATAGAATAAAACTTACCGATGTATGGTTCTACTAATTGTAGAGTGGCGAGTCTAGCATTAAGAATTTCATTATCTTTTAATTCAGAATAATGATTGTCTTCGATGTAGTCATATCTAATTTCATGTTTTAAATCTTCCCATTCATCGGGACGAATAATATTTTTAGCTACTAACTGAACATATAATGCATCAGTAAATATATTAGAAAACTTCTTACGAAGACGACCAACAAATTTATGAAACTTAATCTCGTCACGAGAGATCTCAGTTGCTCGTCCAATACTAAATCCTGCTTGTTCCTGTAAACGACCAATTGGAACATTTAAAGCATGGAATAATTTATTTTGGAAATACTCAATGTCTTGAATCTCACCAAGATTCTGACCACCTGGAAGTGTAGTAATTTCAGTACCCTTACCACCTTCACGACGAGGCATCCAGAAATCTTCCATCATTGAAAGATGTTTTCTATCATCACGAGTTTCGCCAGTAGTGGCATCATACACAATCTTGTTACGGAATTTATTCATGATGTCCTGAACATATTGTTCAGCTTTTACTTTAGGTAAGTTACCTACATCAATGTAAAAAATTCTGCGTTCAGGTGCACGACTAATACGATAGATGACTAGAGAATCCTCAATCATCTTTAACTGATTTACTGGTTTGATTGCCTTATGTAAATAAGACATCATCATTCCAGTATTTGAATCTAAGTAACCTGATGGTACATAGACTACTGAATCTAAGGATAACTTAATACCCTGAGTAGTACTTTCAGTAATACCCTTGTCGTTATAAAGATAGTATTCTTCGATGTTCTTTATAACTTCAACACCTTGTGGTGTTTTTTCTTTAACTACGTTTTTGATACGACGAATTTTGCGAGGATCAATGTAACGTAATTCAACAATACCTTGTTTTAAATTCTTCTCATCTATTAAGATATGATAGTATAAACGACCATCAATATACCAAGTTCTAAAAGTGTCATGACCACAATCTTCAAATTTTAGAACACGTAAAATATTCCTAAACTCTTCACGAATTTTTTTCTTAATACTTTCTGAAACAGTTAGATCATCTAAGTTGATCTCTACTGATGGTTTGTGTTCATCAGTAACAATTGCTTCATTAATAATATCTTCAATCGCCATATCGCAGTCGCTGTATGAAGCAACTTCACGATAACGACGAATAAGATCATTTTCATTCTTAACGACCCCATCCAGATCCATGACCATACCGTAATAACCACCAGCATTTACGCCAGTATTTATTACGGTTGCTCCATCTTGAGGACTCGGAGGTACTACACTTCCAAGTTCTTTCTCTTTTTTACGACTTATCTCGAAGCCAAAAAATTGCATTATATAAACCTTCGGTTAAATTATAGAGGAATAGATCCAACTGGTGTGTCGATAGAAACATTAACTCCAAAGCCACCAGATGCACCTGTAGCAGATGTAAAGAAGTTGTATTGGAACTCTACATCAAACTGTTCAATAGCATTTTGCTGTTCGTAATCTAAACCAATAGCAGAAATGTTAGTAGGATAAGCATCAACAAACTTATAAGTCTTGATGATAGAACCAGAACGATCTAATTGATGCACTTGCATATCAACTTGATAGTCTGTTGGGTTTGTGCGACCAAGAGTAGTGTCATAATTCTGGATACCAGATTGCCACTGTTCTAGTGCATTACGAATACCGAAAGTAGTATCGTTGTAAATTGTTACAGTCCATGGTTGGAATGTACGCTCACCAGCAAAGTTAACTGGGCGACCTTTGAAGAGAACAGAGATGTTCTCTAAAGTAGAAGCAGGTAACTGAGCAGCCTTACACAAAAACTGTGCACGCTGACCAGCTACTGGACCAAGTGTAACAAATGATGGAAAAGATAATTCAACTCTAAACTGATTGGGACGAGCACCGCCCCCGATCATCTGTGATTTGAAATCAGCAATATTTGCCATTTAATTCTCCTTTGTTCTTTTCTTTATTTATTCTGAATTACGCACCGACTTCGCTGAAGTTAATTCCAGAGCGAGCAGCAACAAAGTTCAAAGTAATGTAGTTGATAGAACGATTTGGCTTAACGAAAATATCAGCAACAAATTCATTTGCGTCAATAACTTGTCCTGTGTTGTTCGAATCATCACACTTAACTCTAAAGTCTGTAATACCACGACGACCTTGGACATCACGCAGGAATGGCTCGATCAAGTTCTTAAACTGAGCACGAGTGAAAGGATCATTGAATTCAAACAACTGGAATTTAGCAGCTGTAGCAATCGCCTTTTCCATAACGATAAACAAACGACGCACGTTAATACGATCGAACGCACTTGGTTTAGCCAAGAGAGTCTTGTCACCGAATAGAACTGTACCTTCTCCTGGGAAAGTAACAACTGGGTTTACACCAGCTTTGTACAGTAGATCACGATCTGCTTTAGTAGGATTGTGTGCTAATTTAACAACACTCTTAATCTGACCACGATTTAGACCACCTGGAGAGAACCATGGATCTTGTTGGTAATCAGTGCGAGCACATAGACCAGCAATGTCACCATTCAATGGAACCCAACGATATACGTCATTGTAGCGATCATACTGATATTTGCAACCAGAATCTAGTACTGCATAAGAAGTACTTGGAAGTGCATTACGGTAAGCAATGATGGCATTTGTAGAACCAGAACCAGAACCAATAATTGGATCACCAGTAGAAGTGTTCTGTGGAGATGCAAACACTACGCAATCAAGACGAGTTTCTGCAACCGATCCAATAACAGCAGCAGTTGTAGCTGCATCTGCTTTACCCATCATAACTAATGAGATATCATAAGCAGCATCATCGGCAAACAATGCATAAGCAGTTTGTAGTTGACCAGCAGTAGCAGTCAATCCATCAATACCACCAGACAATTGACGAGTGATAGCTGTACCAACAGTAACAAAAGCACCTCCAACAACTGCAGTACTTCCCCAATCTGTACCTGATGCTGTATGATCCATCCAGTAGATATATTCTGAGTTTGTATTGATTACATTTTTGTAGTAGTTATTAGTACCATCAGACTTTTTCGCATCAGATGCTTTAGAAGCAAACGCAAATTTTTCTAATACATAACCTGGAACTCCAGTGAAGTAACCAAGTTGATCAATAACAACAATATGAACTTCATCTAAAGAAGCATTATTGTTTGCTGCATATGTTGAAGTAGAAGGAGCACCATCAAAGTTATCTTTGTATGTCCAACCAGCAAAAGATGCAGAGTCAGCCAGAGAAACTAATAGTGAGTTTCCTAAAGTTCCAGGGCAACGTGCAGCAAATTCACCAACAACAGCTTGTCCACTACCATAAGCAGCCAAGTAATCATTATTGTTATTGATCTTTAAACCACCGACAGTAATAGCTGCAGTTGCGGCAGCAGCAGTACTAACAAACAATAACGTAGCAGAGCCGTTAGCCACACTACCAGTTGTATGAGATGGACCAGTAGAACCTGTTGTTCCAGCTACTGTAACTGTATATAATCTACCAGCAAAAGAAACGTAAACATTTTGAGCCAATGCTGTAGTAGCTGACCATGCAGTTCCCTGATCAGAACCAGCAAAAGCGACTGATATATTTGGAGCAGCGGTATAACCAGATCCAGCAGAAGTTACTGTGATACCAGTAATAGTGGCAGTTCCTAGAGAAACTGTACCGATCGCTGCATTAGTACCATTAGCAGTAATGTTAATAGTTGGGGCAGTTGTGTAACCAGATCCACCATTAGTAACAATAATACCAGTAATTGAACCACCAACGATAGTAGCAGTACCTGTAGCAGTAACACCACCCGCAACTTGTGGTGCGCTAAATGTTAGGGTTGCTGCACTATAACCTGTACCACCATTTGAAAGAGTGACACCAGTAACAGAAGCACCAGAAGAAATTGCAGTACCAGTTGCAGCTGCACCACCTGTAATTTGAGGTGCGCTAAATGTAACAGCAGGTAAAAGAGTTGCATCGTAACCAGTACCACCAGTCACCATAGTGACTGATGTAACTGTACCAGTTTGAGTAGCAACTGCATTTCTAGCTGCAGTTACGTCTGCACGAGAAATTAAGAGAGCATTTGTGTATGACAGGAAGTTCGCTGCAGTAAAAAAGGCTTGCGCATTCGCATCAGTTGGTTTACCGAAGTAACGAACTAATTCGTTCTCGGAACTAACCTGAGTAGGAGCCAAAACTGGACCCCATTGGAAAGCACCAGCAAACGCTCCACGAGAGCTAGATACAGCTGGAACGATCGATGTGTAATCTTTTTCTACGACTGCAACGCCTGGAGATAATTGGAAAGGCATTGTAATTCTCCTTGTTAATAAGTTTTTACTTTAGACAGAAATTTCTTGTCTACATTTTATTTAGTTTTTACAAGTTTTCAATTCAAAAATTCAGTGGAGCCTTTTCAGGACTTCCATCGTCATAGAATCCGAATGGTGTCAATTCCTCTTCAATAGCTTGTATTTGCTTTTTGTACATAATTTCTCTAAGGTTAACATTATTTAGGTCTTTGAAATACGGCTGAGTTGTGACCCATCCAAAGAGCACCAAAGGCATTACCAAATCATCGTGATATCCTTCATCAGCAGCATATGATCCTTTAATTTCTATAAATGTTGAAATTTCAGAAATCGTATCTGCATCGGTTACAAGTAACTTGTTTTCTTCGATCAATGATTTGAAGTTGTGACATCCAATTCTTTTGATCTTTTTATCAGTATTGACACCTAGTTGAGTTTTACCTCCACCAAATCCTCCACCGATATACTGACCCATATTATGGCGATTAACGAATAGAAGATTTTCATATTCTAATTCTGAGTATAAGATATGGGCGACCTGTTCACTCGAGTTAATTTCTATTAATACGTATGCTTCGTTGTATTCTTTACCCACTTTGTATATCACATTGGGATATAAGAGAGGACTAATATCATTCTTTCTGTATTTTGCGACTGTTCTATATGGAACTTCTGTTATATCTATTAATTGGAATGCTGAATAGTCACCACCAACACCTTTTGCTACGTCACAGACCATACAATAAGTATGTCCAGCCTGTGGCTTAACATAAACATCCAATCCATCTTTTGTATAGATGATAGGATCGACTGGCATCTTGGCGATAACATCTGCAGAGATTAAAGTTAAACTAGAACCAAGGAATTTACAAGCAACCTCTTGGTTATATTTAAGTTCACCAAGCATGGCTTTCTGTTCAGCTGCCCACTTATCATCACGACCTGGAATTTCCCAATAAGGAATGAATAATGGTGTAAACCCATTGCGACCATTTTCAGCATCATTCCAAAACTTCCAGAAATGGTTATAGCCGAGTGGTGTAGAAGATAAAAGAATCTTAGTAGTCTGTCCAGCAGAAATCGTTGGATAAACAGATGTAAAGAATTCCTCGGCAACTTGATTTGGGATAATCGCAGCTTCGTCAACATAAAGTAAGTTAACAGATTTACCACGAATACCAGAAGCAGAAGTTGCTGAAGTGAATACTTTAGATCCATTCTCTAGTTCAATATCACCTTTATTCCAAGTAGTGACACCTTGTTGCATCCATTGAGGAAGCAATTCATACATAGTTTGATAACGATTTAAAACTTCACGAGCAGATGTAGCTTTGTTAGCCAAAATCGCTACAGTTTTGTTTGCTTGGAATAAGGTATACCATAAAATGTATGCAGCTGATGTAGTTGTCTTACCCTGCTGACGACCTTCCATTAAAATCACACGACGATTCTGATGGATTATATGTAGTTTATTTTTCTGACAATCATACAGTTTAAACAACTGAAGACCATGGTCAAGTGTAACGATATAGCAATAGTTTTCAATAAAGTAAACGTAATCTTGAGAACACTTAATGTACTCTTGAATATTTTCTGGAGTAAATTGTACAGTTACACCAGCAGCTTTTAAGTTCGAATTCGAATTATAAATTTCAGCCATGTTTAGAAATTCGAAGTCCAGTCTTCTGTTGTTACAGTAGCTGTGGTAACATCACCTTCTGCAGTATAAACTCTATTTGCATTTGCGAAGTTTTCATTTTGACCAACATTGGCATACACAGTACCAATAACTGCTTGATTTGACATTGGTCCAAATAGGTTTAATTTCATTTGGAAATTTAATGTATGAACCACTGATCTTCTAGTTTGAAAATCGCCATCGTATTCATCTTGTACTTGAATAGAATTTAATACAATGGGAACATCAATAACAACACCCATATCTGGCACAGCATTAACACTTAATGTATACTCTGGTGTGAATGTTGGGAGAATCTGTTCGATAATTTGAAGACCATCTTCTTGTGTTTTAGTTAACACATACAAAGAAATATCTAAGTTGTATGGGACTGGTGTGTACATAACTGATTTGTTAAGACTATTACCAGATTTAATCTGCTGCATACGATTAGTCTTACGAGCAGCATCATAATTGTAACCAGTGATCTCAAAAGACATTCTTGGGAGAACAGTGTTTACGTTATTTTCTAAAGTTGGATCTCCATCAATTCTAACTAACCATTTTTCTTTTGGTGCATAGGCAAGAGGAATCTGCAAACGCTGTAGTGTAGTTCCAGTAACAGAGTCACCTTGTTTGCGATCAATATAGATGTCGCTGAATAAACGACCAAAAGCAACAATGCTTTTTCGAATTATTCCATGATAGTATACGTTATCGTTAAGCATTGTTTATTTCACCGAATGGATTTGATTCATCAAAATTAATAACATTAACAGATTCTTTCTTGAATGAATTATTGTCAGCGAAAGAGTCTGCTGCTTTGTCTATATTAGTCTCGATAGTAGCAGTTGCTTGAGCACCAATTCCACCACCTCCAGTAAATTGTACGACTGGAGCACTTTGATAACCAGTACCACCATTTGTAATAGTCACACCTGTAATTTTATTAAGGTTTGCTCCAGAGGTTCCCCTAATTGCTGTAGCAGTAGCACCAGAACCACTTCCACTAACAAATGAAACTGTCGGAACAGAAGTATATCCAGATCCAAGATTGGTCATAGTGATACTAACAACCTCACCACGAGAACTTCTGGTAGTATTAGTTGTGAATGATTTTAGAGATTCGAATGCATCTACAGCAGGTATACCAGTATCGATAAACTCAGAAGCATATTGAAACAATTCAATTTGCAGTTTGTAAACATAAAGTTTACCAAGTTGATAAAATGGATCTTGATGTTGAACAAATTTGATTTCAAACAACCCCTTTGATAGTGGGAAGTAAATCAAATCACCTTCGTTTGGGCGACTTGGAATTGTAGTTACTCCATAGCGCCCAACAAACTGTTCCCATCTTCTACGTGCGCATACCAGAGTGGCAGATTGTTCAATCATTAAACCAAACTTCTGAATAAAAGCACCTTGTCCTGCAAACGAGTCTACGTTCTCGAAGTACATTTCAATAGGAAATGCAGACTTAAATTGAGAGAGACGATCTTCACCAAGAATATTATCCTTAGAAACCAAAGTTCTAGGGATGTACATAACTTCGTTACCGTAAATACGTAACGATTCTATGATCAAATCCTCAATTAGGAACTGTTCGTTTTTAGTTCCCTGAGAGAAATAAACATTTGTTGTTGACATTTTAGCCCATTATGAAGTTTAGTGGCGCAGACTTGGTAATTAAATCTTGTTCTAACATCTGTATTTCTGCAATTGCTTCTTGGTATAGTGTATCGCCATCTAAAACAACTCCACCTGGAAGTTGAATACCTTTGAATTTCTTAAGGTTTGTTCCCCATTGTTTCTTAAACAATGCAGATGTATATTTCTTTAGCCAAGTCTCGTTCCAAACTTTAGACCAAGTGGTAGGATCCATTGCACGATATCCTTTAATGATTATGTAATCACCAAGAAATAAATCTGAGTCCCAGTTAATGTCTAAGTACATGCGATCTTGGAGTCTATTGAATCTAAAATCTGCTTTACCATTTAGAGTCCAATCAAGTAAGTCTAAATGCTGCATCACAGTTGTATAATAAATGATTGATGTAGAAGTTAAATCATACAAGTCATTTAAACGCAACTGGTATTGCAAGTCGAACATATTCTTAGAAGAAGATGCTTGCCCAATGTTAAGAATACCTGTTATACCCCAAACATAATCTGGGACAATTATGTATTTGTTATCGTACTCTCTTAGAGTGATAGAACTAAGAGTAGCATTATGTCCAGCAGAACCAGTAATTGCTTCACCTGCAGTAAATGTTCCAGTGACCTTTTTAACTAATAGTAATGTTCCATTAGATTTTCTTTGAGATTCTACACAAACTGTTGCTTTTGCTCCAGAAGAAACACCTGTAATTATTTCACCAGTATCAAATGTACCAGCCACGCTAGCTGTTAGAGTGATCTCAGAAGCACGTATAAGTTGTTTTAAATAAATTTCTTCAATACCATCATAGTGATATTGTCTCCAATAATCTAACGATTCATCAATACGATCTTCTAGTTGATCATCATCTACGTTAATTTCGAGTACAGGTGCACCCAAGTCACGGAGACAGTATTGTTTTAAACCTTCTCTAGTTGTTGGGATTGCCATATATTATACCTTGAATAAAGTTGCTTGACCTTTTATTGCAGAAGTTCCAGAAGAACAAGTAGCAAAGATCGTTAAAGTTCCAGCAGAGATAGATCCACTAAATGTAGTATTAGTAGTTGCACTTTGCATTTCATTGGCAACTGTGTAGTTTTCGTTAAATGTTACAGTAGTACCATCATGCATAAACAACATTTCCATAATTCTATAAACAGAACCATTAGTGATTGACAGTACAACTTTACCAGAACGATACACAGAAGAAGATAAAGTAGTTATTGCTGTGGCACCAGTTCCAGAAGTTGAACCACTAAATGCTACGATATCGTAGATGTTAGTCATTACTATCTTTTTACCAGAGGCAACTGTTAAATCATTGTTAACTGTTGTAGTACCAGTAGATGCACCTAAGTTTAGTGCAGTTGCTGCACCACCTAAGTTTAAAGTAGTGGCAACTGTATTATATAAGTTCTGAGTGGTATTAGATCCAACAACAGTTCCTGGACGAAGAGTCAAGGTAGCAGAAGTGGCATTACCAATCGCTAGTGTAGTTGCTGCACTACCAATATGGAGAGTAGTAACTGATGAGTTAAAAACTGAAGCAGTAGTACTAGTTGTAGCAATTACAGGAGAAGCGCCATTCAAATTCAATGCAGTGGCATTACTTAATGTAACAGTTTGGTTAGCGATAGTCGCTGTACCTGTAGATGCACCTAAGTTTAGTGCAGTCGATGCACCACCAATATTTAAAGTAGTTGCTACTGTATTAAATAAGTTTTGTGTTGTTTGTGTTCCAACAACAGTTGGGTTACCAATAGTTAATGTTCCACTATTAGCACCTAGAGTAATCGCAGTGGCAGAACCACCAACAGTAATAGATGTTTGAGTAGAATCATTAAGAACAGCATTAGCAGTTAGAACTGATACGTTGTTGATCTTAAATGTCTTACCAGTAGCAAGATTCCAGTTTTCACTAGAAGTCCAGTTAGCATTAGTGCTATCCCAAGTAATAGTCTTATCGGTAGTACCTTTAAGACGAATACCACCGCCATTGGCAGTAACATTAGTTGGAGATGCAACAGAACCTAATTCAAATTCAATATCATCAACAGAAGTTACTGTTGAGTTAATTGTTGTAGTTGTGCCGTTTACAGTTAAGTTACCAGTAATAACTGTATTTGCATTATTGATTGTTAGTGTGCCAGTTGCAGCACCTATAGAAATAGTAGTTGCTGCACCACCGATATTTAATGTAGTAACTGTTGAGTTGAATAGGGAAGCAGTAGTACTAGTTGTAGCAATTGCTGGAGACGCACCATTAATGTTAAGAGCAGTAGCATTGGCTAATGTTACTGTTGAGTTATTAACAGTCGCTGTACCACTTGCAGCACCAAGAGAAAGTGTAGTCGCTGCGCCAAAAGCATTAACAGTTGTTGCAGTAGCGTTAAAGACATTCTGAGTAGTTTGTGTTCCAACTAAAGTACCAGTATAATCTTTAAGGTTAGTTCTATTCCACTGACCAACTTGAGTGGCAGCAGTGCCAGCTGCATCTTCAGCAAAGAAATCTAGATCACCATTAGAAGCATTGGCAGAAGTTTCTGCTTGAATGTATGTAAACTTATCTACAGAAGATACACCACCAAGAGAAGACCATGCACCAGATGAATAACCCTCGAACGAAGTGATTGTAGAGTTGTAACGAACCATACCAGCAGCAGGAGAAACTGGACGATTACCAGTTGTACCCACTGGAAGTGTCCAATGGCTAGTACCAGTAGCTGCAATAATATTCATACCAGCTAAACTAGTAGAAGAACTACCCAGAGCAATAACAGTAGAACCAATTGTTACGTCTGCAGTCGCCCAAGTAGGTGCATAACCAGCACCAGCAGAGCGCAAGAATGTACCTGATGCACCAGCAGTAATGAATGTAGATAAACTTGTATCTGCTTGAATAACTAACTGACCAGCAGAACCGCCAGCGATGTTAGTAGCAGTAGCAGCTGTAGTAGAAGTACCAGCTGCGATAGAAGAAGCAGCAACGAATGTCGGAGCACCAGCACCACCAGAAACTAGAATTTGACCAGAAGTACCAGCTGCAGAAAGAGCAAGACCACTGGCAGTAGAATACAGAACAGCACCAGCTGCTGGGCTGAGAGCAGAACCTGTACCACCATAACCTAAACCAACAGCATTACCCTGCCAAACAGAACCAGTACTAAATGTTTTATTTAAAGCAGTTTGTGCAGAGATGTTATTAAGCATAGTGGAACCACCACCTGCGGTAGTTCCATCGTGTAGACGAATCGTTTTAAGATCGGTGTCAACAGACAATTCACCCTGCGCTCCAGTGAACGCATTATTTTGTGTAGTTGTACCTCGTCTAAATTGTACTTGTGTTGACATAGTTTTCCTCTAATTCGATATATTTAGGCTTGTGCTTCTGACCAGAATAGGTTAATATTGGCAGTAGCAGTATTGGTAGTTAGATTTTTAACAACAACTGCTAAGACGTCTGGACCATCTGGATAATTTGAGTAACCACCAATTGCTGAGTTTGTTAATTCTTTAAGGTTTGATAAGTCAATCTGCGCAAATCCAGCTGGTTGACCCAACGTACTAAAGTTTTGTTCTCCTGGAGATGCAGTAGTTGAACTACTTGTAGAAACTTGAGCGAACGAAGGTTGAGAACCAAGAGCAGTAGTATTAACCGCTGTCCAAGTTAATGATGACGCATCAATATTACCTGGATTTAAAATGCCGTAAACCTGTACTGACTGATCTGATTGAATTTGTAATTGCTGTAGTAATAATTGTGAACGATTAATAAGATCTCGATCTCCAAATTGACCAGCAATTGAGTTTGATACGGACGGTGCAAGTCTTAAGAAGAATGCAGTTTTAGTTTGACCAGATGTTAATGCAATTCCAGTTGCAGCGTAGTTAAAATAATAACCACGATCTGTATCAAAGTTACCATCCATAATATATGAAGAACCCCAGTGATTGATAATTGGAGAGCAAGTGCAACTAATAAGAGTCACTGAGTTAAATCCATTACCAACAGCATGAACTGCAGCTGCACCACCAGAGAATGTTTTAGTAGATCCACCAACGAACATAGAGAATGTTGCTGCTCGAGTTAGTCCAGTTAATACATTACCTGCTTTACCAGTAAATGAAATGTATTCACTATCAACTAATACAATGCCACCAGTAGATGGAAATCTTGATGCATCTACTAATGTCATGCTTGTTTGACTGTTTGTCATAGTTGCAGCCAAACGATCTCTAGCAGATTCGTTAATCGCTTGATAACGAACAGTAGTATTACCTGTGCGCATATATGCTTCATCATTTACGTTATTCTGTTTCATGCGATGAACTTGAATCATATTACCATCACCACCACGAACTATAAAGTCAATAAAACCAGCACCATACCATGAGAATGAAATCCCCAACATCTGCATTTTGTTTAGGTTAATATTGTAACCAGAGATACCAGTACCATCGATCTTATCAAAATTAAATTGTGATTGTGGAATGCGAGTATCAATTACGTGAGCAATTTTAATACCAGATGAATTATTAACACCACGGTATTCTGGATTGATAGACATAGTGTTATCATCAGTAATAGAACCAACACGATATGTCATACCACGAATAACGATAGAATCACCAACTTTTAATTGTTGAGTAAAACGACAGTTAGTTCCAGCAACAGATTGTGAACCAGCAGTTACAGCAACGAATCCTGATAACTGATAAGTCGCAGATCTCTTAACGACTGCTAATTCTTGACCATCAAATTCCCAGAATAATCCATTTTGATCATCAAATGGACCGCATCGAGTAGAAGCACCAATCCAATTTTTAACAGTAACACGTGGTAGATTAGTAATAACAGCAGAAGTAGAACCAAGAGTCTGAATAGCATTAACTGTAAATGACGATTCATTAACAATAGTTCCTACACCATATGTACCATTATAACCAGAAGTAACAACACCAGCAATTTGAATAGTTGCGCCAGCCTGTAGACCATGGTCAATTTCAGTGGATACTGTAATTAATGAACCAACAGAAGTTGCTGCTGCAGAAATTTGGTCTAAGTTCATAACTGGATTAAACAGAACACCTGAAGTCCAGAGCATACCTTTACCAGATTGGTAACGCATATATTTTTTAGTTTGACGAGAAACAGATGCACCATGAGACGGTAAGAATGTACCAATGTTAACACCACCATCGAATGGTCTGTGTTGAACATAAGCATCAGAACGAGTATATGTTGTAGCTACGATAGACGCATTTGCTACTGCTCCACCAACTCGAGCAGTAAATGTAAATGTATTTCCAGTGGGAACTGATTCAACGAAGAAGTTACCACCCATTAGGTCATGATATACTCCAGAAGAAGTAACAATGTTAACGATTGGAGCACCAGCCACTAAACCATGGTTGGCAGAACATGTTACAGTAATGATAGAAGGAGATGCTGCATTAGAAACATATCCAGTGATTGGTAGACCAGCACCAGCATAAAAGCCACCACGACGAGCATATGTAGACTGATTCCAAATAGAAGATCCATTAGTTCCAACAATACCTTTAGCAAAGAATGTAAAGGTAGTAGAAGTTGGCACAGCTGTTACAACGAAAGCACCTTCAGCACGAGCAGCATTTGATACACCAGCAGTACCGAAGATAATAACTGGCTGAGCCACAGAAAGTCCATGCGCCTGTGAACATGTAACTGTCATAACAGATGGATTACCACCATCTGAAGTAATGTTAGTCATGAACAAGTCAAGTCCAGGTTTTTCGTAAATACCTGGAATACCACGAATGTCAGAATAGTTCTGCCATTTAGTTGGTTGTAATCCATACTCAAAGTCAGCGTCAATTAACGCTTGGGGCATTGCCACCCTCTGGCGTTCAATAGCATCAACACCGAATGCGTAAGGACGAACGATGTTACCAATTTGTTTTGGCGCATCAGTATAGATAGCAATTTTATCAGTAGATAACATTGAAGCAGTATCAGCTGCGAATGTTACAGTACTTGCACCAACCTGTTCAGAATACTGTGCTGTGCTACCCATAAAAGTAACATCATCTGGATCATATACGATTGTACCATTCTTAGTAGGGTCACCAATCGCATAGACGTTTGTTTGTTGAGTTTTATTTGCAATAATCAAAAGTTGAGTTAAATCAACTTTACCAGGAAATTTTACTGTACCATATCCTGCTGCATTTGGAGAGAAGATGTATTTTTCAATTAACTGACGTGCCATTGTATATCCTTAGAATCCGAAAATAATAGAGTAACCAAGATAATCTGATTTGATCGATTGGTCTATGTTGTTTAATGAGATAATACCTGTAAAACTTAGTACACCCAAATCGTAAATACTGTTGGCAATTTCAGTAATTGTACCTAACTCTTCTGTGATAGTTACGTTACCATCATAGACGTATCCAAGATCTGATTGAGAAGTGGCAAAAACCGCAGAAGCAACAACTGCATTTGAATCAGCGTTAATCCATGCGGAACCTGTATATGTTAAAACTTGTTGTGCTGTTGGTCCACTAATCGCAACATCACTTAATGTTGATAGTGCTGGACTGGGTGCTGCTGTCCAAGTAAGACCAGTTGGTCCACGTGCAAGGAATTGTCCAGAACTTCCAGTACTACCATTAATAGAAAGTAGCGTAGTAGAAGTTAATGCAACTGTACCACTAAGACTTGGAGATGTTAAAGTTTTATTTGTTAGGGTTTCAGTGCCAGCTAACGTAGCAAAATCGCCATCAGTTAATGCTGTATTAAACTGTGCTGTTGTTCCACTAATAGTATTACTACCAAAAGCGATTGTTTTGTTTGTTAGGGTTTGTGTACCAGTTAAGGTAACATTTGATGCATTATTCGAATCGTTTGAGAACGATTGAATTGCATTGGAAGAGTTTTTGAAATACAGTTTACCATCAGCATAGTTTAATGCCAATTCACCGTATGCCAAATCACCTGCAACTGGAACTTTTGCTCCAACAGATGATTTCTTGAGTATGATTTGATTACTCATTCATCTTCCTAAAAAGGTTATCTGGGGATAAGAATCCCCAGTATTATACTATATTTAGTTAGTACGTACCACCATCGATATTGAATCCATCGAGAGTAGAAGTACCAGCACCAGCACCAGTAATATTACCTTGAGCAGTAATAGTACCACTTGCATTTAATGTAGTGAACGCACCAGTGTTTGTAGTAGTGGCACCGATTGGAGTATTGTTAATACTACCAGTAGTGATTATCGCACCAGTGATTGTTTTATTAGTAAGTGTATCAGTAGTGGCACGACCAACTAAAGTATCAGTTGAAGTTGGTAGTGTTAAAGTACCAGTATTAACAATAGTTGCGATAACTGGAGCAGTTAAAGTTTTGTTAGTAAATGTTTCAGTACCAGCTAGTGTAGCAAGAGTGCCAGTAACAGGTAGTGTTAATGTAGTATTAGCAGTTGCAGTTAACGCAGTAGTAAACGCACCGATAGTGCTTAAACTACCACCAAGTGTAATAGTGCTAGATCCATTATTAACACCAGTACCACCATAAGTTGAACCAACGATAGTACCTTGCCAAGTACCAGTTGCGATAGTACCAAGAGTAGTAATAGTTGCTTGACCAACATAACTTGAAGAGATGTCAATCGCATCAGCAGAAATAGAGATACGGTTATTAGTACCAACTGCGTTTAGAGTATTGCCAGTCTTAGTTAAACCATCACCAGCGATAACTTGTCCAGCACCAGAGAATTGAACATAGTCAATTCCAGTAGTACCAATTGTAATAGATCCATTAGTAGTTACAACGAAACCATTATCAGCGTTTACTGTACCTTCTTGAACGAAACAGAAATCTCCACCTTCAACTTCTAGAACAGTGACATTACTATCATTGTCAATAGCACGAGTAAGAACCCAGTTTGTAGAAACAGTACCAACAGTTGTTACTGTATAGATACCATTTTGGAAGGCAGTTGATTGATCTTTAACAAGAACTCGTTGTCCAGCAGTTAATACGATCGAATCAATTGTAAAGGCAGCTTGAGATCCAGAGTTAGTTAATGTAGCACCAACACCAGAAGATCCGTTAGCATATGTTGCAGCTAGGTTTGCAGTAGTTGCAGCACGAACAGCATCTTTAACTTTTAGACCAGTCTTAACAGCATCAACGTAGTTCTTAGTAGCAGCATCGCTAGACTGAGTAGGCTCAGCAACAGAAGTAATACGCTTGTTGGCAACGTCAACAGTACCAGTACCAGTTGCAACTAAGTTTACACTGTTATTACCAGCTGCAGCATTAACAGTCATATTGCCAGAAGTGGCAGTAATGCTAGTTGCTAAAGCAGCACCAAGAGTTGGAGTAACTAGAGTTGGGCTGTTAGAGAATACTAGAACACCAGTACCAGTCTCATCAGAGATAACGCCAGCAAGTTCAGCAGAAGTAGTGGCAGCAAATACGCTTAGTTTGTTTGCTACATAAGCAACAGTACCACCAGCACCGAAAGCAATAGATGAAGTATCAGTACCAGTTAGAGTTAAAGTATTGCTTGCAGTAAAGGTTTTACCATCAGCAATAGTTAAAGTAGAACCAGTGGCAGGAGCAGTAATTGCTACTTTATTAATAGAAGTAGCAGAAGCAACACCAAGAATAGGAGTAACAAGAGTTGGAGTATTAGAGAATACAACAACACCAGTACCAGTCTCATCAGAGATAGCAGTTGCTAACTGAGCAGAAGTAGTAGTTAGTGTATTGTTTGCTAAGTTGATAGACTTGTTAGTAAGTGTATCAGTTGTTGCTTTACCGACTAAAGTATCAGTTGCAGCTGGTAGAGTTAATGAATTTGTTCCAGCAACAGCTGATGCAAGTACAGTAATTGTACCAGAAGTAGAACCATTAAATGTAGCACCTGTAGCACCAATGGTTGCACCATTGATTATTGGGCTAGTTAAAGTCTTATTAGTAAGTGTCTGAGTACCAGTTAAAGTAGTAACAGTTGAATCAATATCAAAAGTTACACTAGTAGCAGCACCAACTTTTGCGACAACAGAAGTAATACCAGTACCACCAACAAAAGTCATGGTGTCTGTTAGTAGAGCAAATGCTGACGTACCAGTATCACCAGCGATATTTAAAGTAGTTGCTAAAGAAGCACTACCTGCAGCAGTTAATTGACCTTGTTGATTAACAGTGAATGTTGGAATCGAAGTAGCAGAGCCATAAGTTCCAGGAGTTACCGCAGTATTAGTTATTGAAATGGTAGTAGTATTACCAACATCACTTGGTGTTACAGTAATACCTGTACCAGCAGTTACTGCTCCACCAACTGTATCAAAGATATACTCAGCAAGAGTATCAGTCGTACCATTAATGTACGGATTATTAAGAACTAATTTACCAGTACCATTTGGTGTAAGGTTAATGTTACCATTGGTGTCAGTAGATGATAATGTGTTACCAGTTAATTGAGTATTACCAACTTTCCAAGTATCGATCGTACCAGTTGCAGAAAGAACTGGAATTGAGGATGCACTAGTAGTTAATGTGCCAGCAACTGATGCGTCAATTAAACCAGTGTAGTAAGTACCACCGATTACTAAGTGGTTAGCAGCATTACCTGAGGTCTCTGTGCCCATACCAATGTATAGACGATTACCACCAGCCCCATTAAGTGCTGAATACGCTAATTCACCAGCACCCAGTGTAGCTGGATTCCCTGAAACCGATGAGCGTTTTATTCTAATTATTGATGCCATCTTTTATTCTCCGATTAAAATTCGCCACCTTCTAAATTCTGCGCATCAAGCGTAGTAGAAGCAGTCCATTTATTTGTTATTGTTCTGTATACTAAAAGCGATCCATTTAACTTACCATTCGTAGTAACATCGACATCGGCGATGTTTGACATAGATTCGACTACAGCTGGTGCAGCTAAGTTTGATTGTGAAAGTGTAAGAACACCTTCGGAAACTGCAACAGTTAACGCTTCATCTGGGGTAACAATTGCTATTGTATCTGTCATAATTAAATCTGTGTAATTTGTGGGTTAACTGTGACAACTCCCTCGACTACTCTGGTTTTTGTACCAGATGGAGAAGTTATCTCTACATCATAAAGCCAGCGTCCAGCTGGAATACTAGCAGATTGTACATCTGTTAATTGAAGTCTAACCTTACCAGAAGCTGCTAAGTATATACTTGATGTGAAATTATAGGATGTGCTGGACTGATATGACTTTCTCATTTGAGAAGCCACAGTATATCCAGTCAAATCGAGTGCTTGACCATTGGATGCGGATACAGTAATTATATTGCTGTAGTTAGCCCCAGCGTCAACGAATAGATTACTAACAGTCGCCATTTTCTGATCCTAAATTGCTTTTACCTCTTTATTTATAAGCGAGGGATTTTTGTATTTGCAACTTAGTCGATCAGGACATTATGGAAATCGTCTAGTAAAAATAGCCACTGAGGACGTTGGACGTTTAGGTTTGATATTTTCTTTGATTTGTTTAAAGCATAATCTCGTTCTCCGAATTCTTCGGACAGAATTTGCCTCATTTGCCAACGATGTGTATTGGCATTCCCACGAACTTTGGTGAATGGTTCTTTAGTAGTCATAGCCCAGCGTTGTAGATCGTCAGAATCAAAAAACGCATGCATCTTTTTAGTCTTTTCTATCTGAAGCATTGTTCTATGTTCATATAAGCCAGTGTACCAGTCTAGATTAAAAATACAATACCATCTTAGATCGGCGACTGTTTCAATTTTCCTATAAGAATTCTTTATCATTGGATCCAGAAATTCTAATAGTTTAGGGTCTATGTTATTCTCGTAAGATTCGTATATAGTTTCTGGAGTACCAAGAGTGTGGTGGAACATAGCAGTTCCACCAGTGGCGAACATATCATCTGTTGGTCCAAATAACTGATTCCCACCCATCCCACTGACAAAAATACATTCATTTACATTAAAGGAAAACTCATTATCTGTTGGTTCTAGGATAGTGTAAGGAAATTCATTCTTTAATCTTCTATCAAACATATCACCAGATTCTAAGATAGAATTTAATGTACCCCAAACTCTAACCTGATCGGGATCGTTGGAGAATTTCTTTAACATGAATAAAACAAAAGTGCTATCAATTCCACCAGACCAAAGTACATGTACTACTTTATTAAGACTTAGGAGGTGCTTTGCACGTTCTTCACATGCTTGATAAAATGATTTATTAAAAGAAATACCCACCTCTGGTATTGGGTGGGCATCTTCTGCAATATTTAAATAATGTGGTACAGAACCAGATCTATCATATACCATATTATGTTTATTTAATCCAAGTGTCTCATATGAATTAAAAATTTTATATGTATACGTTTTAGATAAAAATGGTGACATTGAAGAAGCATCTCTATTAATTAAGAAAGGTGCTTGTTTTTTGTTATAATATAAAATTCTAGGTTTCATTATATTTTCCATAAAATAAAAAGGGGATGCTAAACATCCCCTGTATAATATATTTAGTTTAGATTAATGAGACTTAATGCTCTTGACTAATCCATCACTAAAGGAAGCCTCAAATCTATCATGGAGAGGGGTCAATAGATCTTGCATCTTTTTCTGTTCAGATTTAGACATAGAGATAACTTCAACTTTTTCAGCTTTACATTGATCTAAAATATTTGGAATATCTGCAACAGATTCTTTACGTTCTGCCTTTGCTGCATTAAATGCTGCTTCAGACATGATCTGTTTAGTTTCATCGTCAAACTGATTGAAGAAAGCCTCATTGACAATAATAGAAGTCAAGAACAAACTGTGTGCAGTATCATTAACATACTTGAAAGATTTGTTTTGCTGTAGTGGGAAAATGCGAACATAAGTTGATTCACCTGCATCGATGTTTCCACGATCGGCTTGTTCATTCATTTGTTCTAATTCGATATTAGGATTTGCAATTGCACCGAGTGTTTCGAAAGTTGCTTGGGCAACTGGGCTAGAACTAATTCTAACTTTTTTACCTTTCCAAGATTCAATCGTATCTGCTTTAAAATTAGCAGGAACCACACGATATCCACCAGAATATGTAAATGCCATTGCTTTGATCTGAGAGTTCTTCTCAACACCAGCTAACAAATCAGCACCGATTGGACCATCAAGAATAGCATCAGCATGATCGTGATCTCTAAACAAGAATGGTAAATCTAAAACATTAAGATCTGGATTGATATCTGCGAGCCAAGTTGTATAGATGTGACCCATCTCAACTTGTCCAGAACCAACTAAATCCATCATAGATCGTTTTGTTAGTTGTTTACCGAAATTGTACTTTTGAGAATACTCAGTCAATGAGAGAATCTCAACATTAAATTTCCCATTAGTTCTTTCGTTAACTTCTTTGGAAAATGCTTCGGCTACCTTCAAAAATAAACCAATAGGCTCATGAGCGATAACCCATTTTACATTTTTAACTGTCATTTTTTAGTTCTCCTAATTTGCTGGTATCAAAAGACCAGACTTGTGTTTGGTTCTGAAAATTTAAGGTTCTTCTCAAGAAAGCCACCTTATTATTTATAAGATCTTTAATTGTATTTAGGTCAATCTCATCTTTATTTATAACAGATTGTAGTGGAATTAGGCTATCTCTGTACCCATATTCTTTAGTATCACTATCAAATTCAAATACTTCTTTGACTGTATAGTGTTCGATAGTTCCAATGTTTCCTACAATTCTAGGGAATTGATTAATCTCTAATACGTATCCTTTAAAGAAACTACTCATGATGCCATCACAATCGGTATAATCTTTTTAGGTTTTCTAACCTTTTCTGGTTTACCCTTAACCCACCAGAAAATATCTTTACGATCTTCTCTTAATGGACCCTCGATATACTCAGGGATACATCCTGTTATCTCTTCAATTGCGATACAAAATGGGATGATATTATCACTAAATGCATTATCACAAGAAGCATCCCATAGTGGACCAGAAAGAAACATACAAGCACCCTTGCAAATATGTACTACTGGGCAGTTTGGGCATTCTTTTCTATCACTCCAATGAGTAGCTGAATCTAATCTAGTTGAAGAAAGATCAGATATATGTCCAAGTTTATGAGATATACCTGCGGGATTTGTAGAAACTGGACTTACATTTTGGCAGGTTAAAACATTACCATTTAAGTCAAGAGCAATAGAATTAGATTTATCCATACCACACTTTTGGGGTAGTGATTCGATTCTAACACCATTCGCTAATGAGTCAATAAACCCACCGACTTTCTGCCCGATAACATCAAATCTTGTTACCTTACCAGCACGCAATTCTTCTAATGCTTGATTTCTATAAGAAATATCTTCTTCACCATCAACTAAAGAATTTGCTAATCCACCCTCATCATAAGCATCAACGAAAGCACCTTCGCCTATTGTTAAGAACTGTTTATATTTCTCACCGATTTCAGTATCAACAAAATTGAAGAAGAATTTTTCAATCTCAGCACGACTAGTATTCTTAGAGTTAATCATAGAATTAAAACTAAACATACGCTTTGGTGCAAGTCTTTTATAAAGATCTATAATACCTTCTTTAGATTTTGGATCATCTAAAGGATCTGGTCCACGAACTGGTTGTCCTGGACCATCATGTGAAACCGCCACACCAAAATTATATCGTTCTAACCACTCATTTTTTTCTATGTCTAATAAACTACCATTTGTAATTACTGACATACGAGCATTTGGGTATTTTTTATTAAGTGCTTCTGCAAGAGGCTTCATTGTTTTCCAATAAACAAATGGTTCACCACCCCAAAACTCGAAGTTTGTATCTTTACCAAATCCATCAGACCCACCTTCATACCATGAGTCCATATTCAATACAAATGGATCTACATCGTTTGGATTAGTTTCATCTGCATGTGGTACGAATCTTTGATTGCAATAATCACATTCAAAGTTACAAGAAAGACCTAGTTGAATCTTAACAGTTTTTAAATCTTTTTTACCATGTTCAATCTTTGCAGGAGAAACAACATCAGGTTGTGTTCTAACATCTGCAATAACATTGGAACCATCTTCCCACTTTAATGTGCTAAGAGAACTATTGTAAAATAATTTCTTAGTAACCTTTTCTGCTGGACTCCATGCTGAAATTTCAAAAGTTGCCATACTATCCCTCAAAATAAATTATCCTATCAGAGTATTTATCTCCGATAGGATATGTTCAAAATATAAATTTTATAATATTTTAGTGAACTCAGTTCTGTTAACCCAATATTTAAAACCCATTTTAACTTTAATAGTATCACCTGCATCCATACCAGTTGTGACTACTTTAAAAGAACCAGTTCCATTAGTAACTGGGATTTTTAATTTTGGTAAATAACCTTCAGATTGGACCAGATAAATGTTATTGATTTTCGAATCTGTTGTAAAATTAACTGTAACAATATCACCAGATACTGTTGAAGATGTCACTGTTATTTCTGGTAAAAGTGTATCAATAATCAGTAATGTAGTAGGATCAGCAGGATGCTTAGTCAAATTACCTGTAACAGTAACTCTATAATCACCTAGTGGTTTAATTTCGATATTATTTCTTAACATTTCTGGTAAAACTGTATTATAGTCCGTATCTGTGCTAACTATAGGTCTAATAATACAAGTGATAATATCAGCAGGAGTTGGATTATCTTTAGTCACATAAAATACTATTAAACCATGGGTTCCATAAATATTAAAATTTTTGGTTGGTAAAGTATTTGCGAAAGAATTAACTAGATCTGTATCTACTATAGTTAGTTCTTCTGCATCTGCATCAAGTACTTTGGATATATTACTTAAAATAATATCATCTTTAATATACCAAAGAGTACATGCGTCTGCATTACTTAAATATGACATATCAATAGAAAAATTATTAATAATTCTATTATTTTCGGTAACATTAATAAATTTTGCTTTTAAAATATTACCAGTTAAATTTAAATCCCACTTAAAATCAAATTCCATCTGTTCGAAAATAGTTGGGTCAGCAGCAGCTGATATTCTATCGTATTCTACAGGATCAGTGATACCAGTTAAACCTACCGAATCATCGAAATGTTTTGGTAATACTGCATTTGGGTATCCCAAATATCTAGCACGATGTTGGAGTTTAGTTATATATTGCATAGTTTTCCTATTACCTATTAACAGTTACAGTTACAATTGGTACAATTATTGTGGTGATGGTGAGGATCAAAATGGTGGTTTGTATCTAAGTGCATTCTCGATACGTTTCTAGATACGATATTACCACAATTTCCTACACCACCAGCATTTCGCCCAATGGTAGAGCTGACATCTGGGTTAGTATGTTTAGTATTATGTGGAACCCAACCACCATAGTTACCTAAGTCGTTGGCAAATTGAGATAAGTGGTGTGGACGACCTTGAACCTGAGACCATGGAGTATACTGAGCATGGTGTGAGAACTGAGAAGTATGTGCAGCATGTGCGTTGGTGGCAGTGGCAGCATTACCAGCAATGTTAGAAACAATAACCGCACCAGTATTACCCTGAACAGAAGTAACAGGAACTGAAACGATTACGTTACCAGTATTACCCTGAACAGACAATACGTTTGCATTAATCGTTGGATTACCAGAAACACCATCACCATTGGAGACAGTAATACCAGAACCAGCTGCAATTGATCTATTAACAGCAGTACCTGCACCAGTACGAATATAAAGACCATTACCAGAAACACCTGCAAGTGCAGCTAAGTTTGCCGCATAAGCCTGAACATCAGAACCAATCGTTAAACCAAGTGTACCACGAGCAGTAGATGCATCTGCATCATCGATAAGAGTGCGACCATATGCAGAAAGAGTTGTAGTAGAAGCAGTACCTGCGCCAGTAAAGTAAGGTAGTGCATTTGCTGAAGAAGTGGTAGAAGCCAACGCAGCTAGTTCACCATCATAAGCCTGAACATCAGAGCCGATTGCCAAACCTAAGTTAGATCTAGCAGATGATGCAGTAGTAGCACCAGTACCACCACCAGAGATAGCCACTGTATAATTCAAGCTGGAAGCGATAGTCGCTGTGCCAGTTAACGCTGCAGTAATAGTACCAGCAGAGAAGTTACCAGAAGCGTCACGAACAACAACAGTAGATGCTGTATTTGCTGAAGCAGTAGTCAGTCCATCAAGTAAGTCAGCGTCTAGACCAGATCCAGCACCATCAACAGTAACTAGTTTGGCTAGAACATCAGCTGCGGTATAGCTGGCTGCAGTTAAACCAGTCGCAATGGCTGTGTTTAAGTTATTAAAGTTATTATCGACTTCTGTATTCGTAAGAGGACTACCCTTAGTCGATCTTAGCGTAATAGATGCGGATGTAATATTTGGCATTTAAGTTTCCTTAGTCAATCTTTTTTGTGCAAAAGCTGTAAAATAAGAGATTTTATGTCTTGCAGTTCGTTCTTCAATATATTTATGTCTTCTGTATGTTGAGAAATCTCTAACTCTCTCTGCTCAGCCATCTTTTTTCTGCTCATATAGGTTTCATATTCTGTTCTATTAGTATTTATAATGGCTCCAGTAGAGGTATCTCTAACTAAGCCATCATGTCCTTGAACTTTCAAATAATCCATTTTATGCGCAGGCAATAACCCTAAAGTCTTTGATGATTGGAGTAGCAGAACTATTAGTGGACTGCATAACGATTTTAATCGCAATAGTATCGAATGGTGTCATATTGTTCATAGTATAGTCTACATCAGAGAATGCATAGTTTCCATTGTCGACTTTAATTATTCCATTATTATCAGCGGAGGCTAGCGTATATCTAATAGTATCTAACTGTTTGCTATCACCCAGACAAGTCTTATAGTAAACTTTGATATCAGCCTCATTCGGGCAATTAGCTCCAAGTTTAATTCTCACGAAACTAGAAGAATTCGCAAATTTAATAGGTGTTGTTACATACTTACTTAGCGAACTTCCTCCACGTGGGGCGATTTCATCGTAGAATAATTCTCTGACTGCAACATAAATTGCAGAAGAAGTAACTGTCTCTGCAGTGAATACAGCCCCAGAAACAGAATCTACATAAACAGTTCCAGTAGTACCATTATCACCATAGCCAGTAACTATCCATGTACTATTATTTGCTGTGTTTGAAGAACCACCAGTAGTTAGATATCTACCAATTCCAAGTCCAGCCATTAATCCTCTAACAGTCGCATTAGTAGAAGTTATAGAAGATGCACTTCCAACCCACTGTAAAGTTGCTGTGCCATTTGTTGCTACACCATATGTGTGAGTAGGTGCGCTGACACTAGCAGTTCCTCCTACAGTACATAGGTAAAGTTTATTTCCATAATAGTACTGTGTTCCTTGAGTTAAGGATTGAGAGCCTGATAAAGTTAATAGAGTTCCAGTAATAGCATAGTTATATGATCCACCAGTAACTGCTACTGCCACACCACTATTTGGAACACCAGTAATAGTTCCAGCTGCTCCAGCAAACATTATTTTTGTATCTAAAGAAGCCACATTTGTATTAGATTCAGTAGGATAATTTAATTTATTTGAAACTAATACTGCACTAGAACGAGCAGTATCAATAACAGGAGAAACTGCATTGTTTGTAGTAGAAATCTGACACAACAATTGTAGAGATTTTTCTCCACTCATATAAGTGTTTTCATTAACCTCAGAAGCAACAACTCTTGTTTTGTCCCAAATGTTGTCAATATCAACTACAACTGGAGAATAAGAAGTATCTATAACATATGATGTTTGTGCTCCATCAGGTGATGTTCCTGATGTTGTTTTCATAGAGAATTTTGCTAATGATTCACCGAAAGTTTGCATCTGCAAAGTTGGTTTAATTAAATCATATGCAATATTTCTAGAAGCCTTTAGTAAGTTACCACCAGAATAACCAGTAGAAGTAGCAACTGTGCTAGTAGTTATTGTATAACAATGAGCATCTACGTTAGCAATAACTTTAGTCGTATTGATTTCACCGACTGGGATTCCATTAATATTAGAAGTCAATCCACTAAGTTGAACACTAGAACCAGAAGACATACCATGATTAGGATGCCAAATTCTAATAACATTAGATCCAGTAACAGTTTGGATTGGGTTATTTTTCAATTGGTCATGAGGTAAAACATTATTCGTCATAACAATAGCACCAACCGTATTTGTAGCAAATACAGCACGATGTATTGTAAATTTAATATCTTGATTTTGATCTGGTGTCCATGTAGAAGCATTCTGAGATTTGAACATTACACCAGCATATGGTTGTTCAGAAATAGTTCTACTTGTTCCTGGGATGACATCACCCATATTAGAAATCCAAACTCTGTAATCATTTGAATCAGACTGAATAACAAATGCATACTCTTTACTGTCTTCTACAAAGACAGGAGATTCGAATGTGAATTTCGTTGCTGTGTTATAGTCTGCATAAGAATTACCATCAGGCAGAGCAACAGATGTATATCCTGATGCTTCTGCAGTAGTTCCAGAAACAGGAGCATTAACCAAATCTGGATTTAAAGTTACACTACTGAATGGAAGAACCTGATGTGTCGGATTACCGTTGACCATCTCACGAATATGTACAGTTACTGGGACATTTGCAGATTTAGTTGCAAAGAATAAATCAATACTTGTTAAGAATGCACCACCTCTTGATTCTACATAAAATGATTGTGCAAGTGGATCTGTCCATGCTGGTGTTAAATCAGCAATAACTCTGGTAGAAGTAGAACTACCATTTCTATTAACGACCTCATAAGTATTAGGATCACCAGCACGAGGATTAATCTGTTCTTGAACAATAGTAGAATTTCTAACAGCATTAACTATACCTTGAACAGTTTGAAGTGTTCCAGTGGCTTCATAAGTGCCGATTCCACGAGAAGTATAATTTCCTGTAGAAGTTGCAGAATCCATTAGTTTTAATGTAGATTTACCAGTACGGAAACGAACAGATTCAGTATTTGGTATATTAAACAAGAAGTTTACTTCACCTGATTGATTTGTAGTTAATGTAGTATTAGTTGTTACCGAAACTACAGTTCCTGTTTGATTACTAATAGATCCAGTAAATGTATTACCTGAACTAAATGTTCCGATAATATTAACTAAATCAAGCGCATAAGATGTAGTACCATCATCATTATGTATTAAATATTTACCAACAACTACTGCTGATGCAGAATTGTCTGATTTTGTTATTACGTCACCACGTGTTAAACAAACTTGTACGTCTGTACCGATTCTTCTTTTAATGTCTGTGCTAGATCCACCGACATTAGTTGAAGTATTCCAAAGTTTATGGTTTGCTGCTTTTAGAATTTCAGTAGAACCTGTTGGAGTATACACCAGTTTAGTCGTTGGAGTACAATATGAATTTATATCAACTTCATTAAAATAAGCATAAAAGCGAGTAGATGGCTTTAATTGTTTAGATTGAACTAATACAAAACGTGATCGTACATAAGGAACGATAGAAGTTGATACTGTTCTGTCACCAACTGACTCATAATCTGTTTTTGCTACTATAGAAGTTTTAGTACCATTTCTTGACTTAATACCAGTCTGAGACCATGAATCAGTAGTTGTTTCCATCAAAAGATTACCACTTATGTAGTTATTAGTAGTAACAGTATGTTGAGGAGTTCCAGACCAATCTGTAGTCCATGCGCCATAAATTGGCCAACCATTATTTAAATCTATCATATTCTTAAGAGAATTATAATTCCCCTCTACCTGCTGAATAAGATCAGGTACTCTGTCAGTGTCAAACCAATCATCTGATGCTGGGGTTATCTGAACACTTCCTAAGAATGTATAGATGGCAAATGGATTAACATATTCTAGTCTAGACGCATATGCCTGTGTGACCAGAGGTGTAGTAGTATAAGGTAAAGTTATAATATCACCAGTTAGCTGATAATTAGCATTAGTTCTTGCAGAAGTAGTAGAGGCTTGTTCGATTAAATCTACATTATGCATTGTGTGCGCTGGGCGCAGTAAGTTAGCCCCCATATCAATAGAACAGCTAAGATCAGAAGTTTTTGGATCAGCTACAAGAGCACTGCTACCGAAGTTATCAACAACAAAACCATTCTTCATTCTATCCATACCATTACTATCTGGAATTTTTAAACTAGATGTTTCTGATTCCAACAGAGATAATGATGTGTAGTACTCTAAATTATTAATTCTATTTTCTAACTTACCGATGTCACGCATTGTGTAGCGTTTATTATCAACTTTTGAAACGCTCACATTAGTTGATGCAGTACCAAAAGTATATGGTTCTAGAGATAGATTATACAATACCATTCCAAGTGCTGGTGTTACTGGTTCTCCAGGAACAGTAGATGGAACGCCTTGTATATCAACTAATTTACCAGTTGGCTCTAAAATAATTTTATCTTTTCTAGCAAGATAGTAACTGTAATCTGCTTTGACATATTCACCACGTTTTGGTATAGAAGTCATAGAAGAGCCTGTGCTAGTAAAGTTCTTCACTCCACTACCAGTTGTTTTATTAGCAACTCTTGGTCTAAAATCAATAGAGTCTCGTAGATTGGCAGGAATCTGTTTGTAATCAATACCACTATAAGAGTTAACATCAAAATAGTCACCAGCACCATGTTCAAAGTATTCATATACAACTTGAACTGGATTAGATGGTTGAGTATAAGATGGTAGTAAATTTAATTTACCATAATCATAATGTGTCAAACGCTGACCATTATCGAAAGAATATCTCTCTGAAATATCTTGAGTATAAGATCCTGGAGTGCTATCAAAGGCAGTTCCTGGAGCCATCTTAATGCTTATGATTCTGAATATATCTGCTTTATCTAGAACGATTGATGCTTGTTGAGCAGCAGTAGCACTAATGAATGTTTCAGTGACTTGTGTTAGTGTTTTTGATTTTTCGAAACCAGATCCAGAACGAATAACTGCAGCAATTACAGTATATGTTCCAGATGTCGGAACAGTGATACTTACGTTAGAAGTACCAGTACCACTAATATTAGATGCTGTGATGTTCACAACAGATCCATCAGAATCTTTAACTACAAGATAACTATCATTATCTGCAGCAGAAGCAAAATTACCTGATGTATTTAATGCAAGAGTAGTAGTAGCAGTATTTACACTATTAAACTTAACATAAGCTGTATAGTTTAAATTGTTAACTCCACTATTGCCAGATGTTCTCATAGAACGAACAGAACTATATGCAAGAGGGAACACTAAATTATTTGCTATGGCTTCTTGTAGAACAGTTGTTACTAGTTGATATTTTACACCAGTCACTGATGATATTGAGCTATCAACTGTTAAAGAATTTTGAGAAGTAATGGCTGAGATTCTTCTATACAGAGAATCGTTAATAAGGATGTAATCACCAACTTTTAAATCTGTTAGGAAAGAAGTCCCAACACCAGTTACAGTATTAGTTGCAACTGCAGTAACTGAACCAGTTAAATTAACTAATGCTGGTTGTATGTCGGCTGAGAAAGAAGTCCCAACACCACTGCCAACAGTATAGAAAGACTTAGCATTTCTGTTGAAATCAAATCCAGATTTCATCTGGATATCCCATAGACCTAATTTATATTGTGAAGTAGATCCATAAGGAAGAATATTGTGCCACTCAATAAAACGAGCACGGGCAGTTCCGATTAATTGTGCATTAGAAACTGCTGACGCATTACCTCGATTAGAAGATCCAGTGATACCGTCATAGATATTAACTAACGTACCTGTATCGATAGTTGGTACATAATTTAAGTTAGTTACAATAACATAATTTCCAACAACTGGAGTTATTACAGAATCGATCGCTTGATCATAATCTCTAGCCTTTGGTACTGTTATGTATGCAGTAGCAGGATTTTCAAGTTCTGCTCCAGAAACATATGCTCTTCCAGCATCAATACCGATAGCAAGATCACCTTCATTACCAGTTAATTTTATACCACGATTGTATACTGGATTTTCATCATATTGCCAGTTAACACCGCTATTACCTGCACCATCATATGCTGAGCCAGAATTATGAGTTGGAGGAGTAGTTACTGAAGATGCACTATTTTTAGCAGTATATGTATAACCACCATATGTAACAATATCATTAATTAGATATGCACTATTTTGAGCCCATGCTCCACGATTATTATTACGTGATTCACGAACATCTACAGACCATCCATTAACAGTGTAATCACCATTAGTATCGAATGTTCTTCTTTCCATCTCATTTTGAATCTGAGTATAGATTATATTATATGCAGTTTCTTTAACAATGGTATTAACAACACCACCAGTTACACGAATCAATTCTACGAAGTTCTGATCATCAGTTGACTCCAAAGATCTTTTAGATAGTGTTAAATCAATAAAGTAACGATGAGCACCTGGAGCAGCAAAGTTATAACTATTCTGCGCATTATCTAAAAGAGTTTCATCATCTTCTGCAGTAGTGATATTTTCTGATACATTCAATCCAACACGATATGATGGAGAAGGGTCATATTTGTTTAGTGTAATTGCTTGTGTATCGCAAAGAACAAAATGTCCATTAATGTAATAGACACCTCTCTCAATTGTAGCCAAAGATCCTTTACCTGTAGCTGAACTTGCTTGTGCTTGAAAATAAAAACCAGTATCAGTATGAAGAACTTCATTACCAGCAAAAACTTTTTGCGTAGTATCAGTTGCAGAATTTAAATAGCGAACATAAAGAGTTGTTGGATCTGTATCTTCTGCTCGTTGTGCCTTGATAACCTGTGCTTTTAATCCACTTGAACCTGTGATAACTAAACCCTGCAAAGAATCAATAAATGTAGCAACGGCTACACCATTATACAATGCCTGTAGTTTAACATAATCAATACCTTTTGTAGTATTAGTAATAGTTTCAGCAGATACCTGTCCAGGTATAACCATGGCACCTTGTTTGAAAATATTATCGCCATGGCGAGTAATCTGATTCTGAAGGATTGTCTGGAGTTGTGTTAGTTCACGTGCCTGAACAGCAAAAGAAGGGCGAAACAAAATTCGATAGAATTTTTTTTCTTCATCGAAATCATCATTATACGGTTCGGTATTAAAATCTAGCATTCTTTTTCTTCTTTATGTTAGTTACTATTATTTATTAGAATTTTATAACAGTTCTCAAAGTAACAGTCTGGTCTGCTGTAGGAGTAAATGCTTGTTTATTATCAATAAACAAGATGTGTCCTGAGTATTTATCTGCCGTTGGAGTAGTGACACCAGCTGCACTAAATGTTTGTGCCACAGAATTTAGAAATACAGACCCAACAGCAGGAACAGCATTATCTATAGATTGAAGTAAACAAGAAGTTGTTGTTAGTGCAACAATTGTAAATCTTGGTCCAGTTAGAGTACCAAGTCTTACTTGCATATCTTGTGTAAAATATGTAGTGTTCATAGAAGCAGTTACAACATAGCATGCAGATGCTAGCGCACTTTTTAGGTTTCCATAAGAACCAAACTGTCTGGGGTTTTTAATTATACCAAGTTGTCTGAAGTCATTATTAACATCAAATCCTTGATTTTTATCTTTAGAAATATTAGTATAAAACATCAATGTATTGGCAAACATACCAGTAATTGGATCTTTACCATGGCCACCATATGGCGCACGAACTGCTCTAGCTGATGCTCCATATCCAGAACCTGTTATAGAAACATTTGCCCAACGATAACCAGTACCATAATCAACAACAATTAACTTTTTAACAGCCCCATTTACAACAGTAGCTGTTGCACTAGCCCCTGTACCATCACCAGTAACAGTAACAGTAGGAGCACCACCGTATCCAAAACCCCCAGAAATAACTGGGTAAGCCATAATACGACCATCAGGTGTCAACAATTCAGTATTCGCTTGAAGTGTATTAATATCACCTGGAGATAGATCTGCAGTTAGAGAAGCAAGAGTACCATTACCAGTAACAGTTAAGTTAGCATATGTATATCCAACACCACCATCGTCAATCTGCACACCATAAATCTGTCCATTGTTTAATATAGGAATTAGTTTGGCTTCAGATTTTATACCTGCAAAATAACCTGTTCCACCAGCCCCACCTGAAATCGGAGAGAACGATATAGATGGTAGTGTAGAATAACCAGCACCATATTTTAGAGTAGCAGTACCAGTTGCAGGAGAGCCAACATATGTTAATGTAGCAGTTCCATTAACAACTGCTCCAGAAGTGTGGCTCGGTGTAGTAGATGCATGGGATGTTCCTGCACCAGTCACAGTATATAATCTAGTTGAAAAGTATACCTGTTGTCCAACAGTATATACAGTAGAATTTGTAAATAAAGTTCCAAATCTTACAGTTGGAACGCTAGTAAAATTTATTCCAGAATTAGTTATGTATACTCTTTGTACAGAAGTACCATTCATAATTGAAGAACCAACAAATCCAGAACCACCTCCACCAATTAATGTTACAGCTGGAGCAGATGTATATCCTGATCCAGAAGTCGCCATAGTAATATCATAAATACTACCATTAAGAGTAACACCAGTTATTACACCACTAGAAACTATTGGTGTACCAGTTACTCTTGAACCAATATATTTTAGTGCTGCAGTTCCATTGGCAACAATTCCAGATTTATGAGATGGGGCAGGAGTTGCTGTGGTGCCAGTAAGAGTTGCAATATAAATGTTATTATCATGCTCCACCAATTGTCCAAGAAGAATACCTATGTTAGCAACCCAGTTATTTGCACCATTGAAAGGAGGAGTCATTAAACATGTGGCTCCACCACTATATCCAGTACCTCCAGTAGTTATATTAACACCAGTTAGTAATAGAGGATCTGATGCTCTATATCCATCACCAGCAACTGAAATGCTTGCTGTGGTATAATTCTGCCCACCATTCTCAACAACTATGTTTAGGATTTCGCCATCAGAATAAAACTGAGATCTTAATGCATTAACAACAGGCATATAGACATCAGTCAAGAATTTATTGCGCAATGCAATTGGAATACTATACAAATATTTCCACATATATCCGTCTGGCATGATAACAGGATCTACAACAGTACCAATTGGTTTGTAAGTAGAAATCGCATTATTGTTGTTATCGAGACATTTATATACGTTGTATTCATCTGTCATTACATAACAGTTAGTGTCTTCTAATTTTTGAGTTCCAGAAGGTGCTTTAGTGATAACACCAAGTGCAGCAGCACCTTCTCCACCACCACCTAAAATATTAACTGTTGGAGCAGTTGTATAACCTCTGCCACGAGAAGATAAAATTATTGATGTAACGAATCCATCTGTTAGTTGTGCTGTTGCTGTAGCACCTGTACCACCACCACCAGTAATAGTTACACTTGGTGTATCTGAATAACCATATCCACCAGAGATTAAATTAATACCTTGCAGTTCATCACTATATTGATCATCATACATATCATAGATTGTACCAGAAATCCAGTCTCTGCGTAGAATGACGAAAGCCACGTCTGTGGACTTTATCTCCTTCATTGTAATTATTTCGTTACGTGTTTGTAACTCATAGTCAAAACTATCAATAGGCAGTGGAGGTGTATCCGAATCTGTCCAACTGAGAGATTTTCCTAAGAAATAATAGTATCGTGATGTACGATTCTGAAGTTCATTATACAACCCTTCTGCAATCGAATTGTGTAATGGTGATTTCAGTAGTGATGCCATTTAGATTTTCCTAGTTTAGGATACAGTAACTTTCCATGTGATGGCGATAGAATCACCAGCAGCTTTACTAACAACTGGGAAGGTTGTACGACACATCATAGTACCAGCAGCTGCACCAGCTGAAGATGGGTTAAAAATTCCCGCTTCAGTAATAGATCCAGTACCAGTACCAGCTGGAAATGTAGCAGTCGCAGTAACTTCATTACCAGAAGTACCACCTGCAGAGAAAGAAGAAGTCGCAACACGACCAGCCTCAGATGACAAAGCAGTCTGAGTAGCAGCTGGGGTTGTAGTTCCAACACCAATGGCCATTGTGTTCATAATCTGCGTAGAACCAGAAGTCATACGTTGTGCAATATATGCTTTACCAACAGTCATAACGAGATTCTTTACACTACGTGTTTCTTTAATCTTGCCTTGTTTATCGGTAACAACAATTTCTACATGTCCTGTTGCTTTTATATCTTGTTCGTTTAAATTCATAAGAATCTCCTATTGAGTGATTTATTATACACCAGCCCCAGTAAAGGTCTGATATCCGTATCCTTGCCCTGCAACATATAGAACTCCAACGTATAAACCATCGTCATGCAAGAAATAATCTCCTGCAGCATATGGGTTAAGATCTAAAACACCACTCTCACCACCAGTGGGTAAAGTAATACTATTATCGCCAGCATATGTAGCAGTACCAACAATGTAGTACTGACTATTTAGGGTAGTTGTTAAAGAGAATGCAGGGTTTGTTCTATTTAGGTCAGATGCGCTTGAGGCATCTGTATCCAGCATAGTGGCAGTTTCAGTATCTGTAGATGAACCATCAAGTAAATAATGTCCAGCACTTAGTACTTTATTACTATCAATTGCTGAAATGCCAAGTCTGGTTCCTAGAATACCAGCATAATCAACTTCTGTCATAGTCGCTGTATTATCGTCTAATACATTATCATAGTTAAATGTGTTGTTATAAAGTAACTTAGAAACATTTAAAATTGGTAGAGTTCTACCAAGATCTGCAGTATAACCAGTTTCAGTCATTATAACAGATTCATCGTCTGTCGTAGTTCCATTGTTAATAAAGTGTCCAAGACTTAAACTCTTGGAGAAGTCAAATATATTTGCACCCAAACGAGTGCTAGCATCAGCATATGTAGATGTAAGTTCGCTTGGAGTTACATCCTGCGATTCTGTGACTAAACCATAATTTAATGTAGTACTATTAATTGGTTTTGATAAATCAAGATACGGAAGTGTTCTCGTTAAATCACTCGCATATCCAATTTCTGTTATAGTTACAGAATGTCCATCAGCGTAATTATCATAATTTAATGTAGTATCATCAATCGGTTTTGATAAATTTAAATACGGGACAGTTCTAGTGAATAATGTTCCAGTAGTATCGCCAAGCATGAACGAATCGTTCACAGTTACGTTTAGAATCTTTAACATAGACTCCAAAGTAATACCGACATTAAATTCATTTCGAATATCATATTCACCGAAAATTGCCATACCAGCGGGGTGAATTAAATTCTTAACAGCGGTTTTGTAACTGTCTAATGCTTCATCAATCTTAATAACATAAGAGTATGATTGATAGTAACGACTATCTTGGATATAAATTGCATCATCCAAGAATCCATCATTATTAATATAATAACCTGGATATTTTGCAAGTGGTCCAAGAGTAACTTTAAGAATAGCTGGTTCAGTTGTAGATGCTTGAGAATCTACAGAACTAATACCAAATTCACGAACAACAAGACCAGCATAAGTTCCATCTATTGCTGGTCCAGTCGCATAGTTAGAATCTGCTGGTACCTGTTGGTTATAGTCTGCCACACTGAATGTTCCACTCTCAGAGAAGCCATCCATACCTTCTGATATGGTTAATGTACTTAATGTATTAACCCCACCAACTATAGAATCTACACGCTGAATAATTGTTCCTGCAGTACCAGCTACATCCTGACCACTTGTAGAAGAAATTGTAGTAGTAAAGTCAGTGGTATATCCAATACCATATTTAATAAAAACAGCAGATGCCATACCACCTGTTGATGTTACACCTGAAACTTTTAATATAGATCCATAACCATCAAAGTTTTTAACATTATATAAATCACCTACTTTAAATCCAGTTCCAGGTTGTTGAATTATAAGGCTAGCTGTTGTAGTTAAGATCGTACCATTAAAGAAAATGCCATTGGCATCATCTCGATAACGTAATCTATCACCGACAGAAATATTACCGAAGAAACGACGATCTATGATAAACTCATAAACATCATCAGAGATTCGAATTGCACGATCTACTTCTACCTCAACATACTGACGACGATCAACTAAGACACGAATGATTTTAGTAGTTGTTACAACATCAACAAGTTTACCGACGATATCGTTTGGGTTTCCTTGAATGATTCTAACGAATACTGATACATCTTGATTCCATTTACCATCTGATGCACGTAGCATCTGTTTCGATGGATAGTCTAGTGTAACTTCCTTATTGAAAAGAATCCTGAATAAAAGTTTAAATGAGTTCTCAGAACCTTTAGCACGATAATGATCTTTAATATGTTGTAATAAAAATCTCTCATCTATAGTAGAATAAGGAAGTTTAGCAGCTAACTCATTTTTAAAATAACTAACAAAACTTTCTAATGTGTTATCTAAATCACGTGTCGTATTTAAATTTACCTGAGTCGTTTCAAGAAATTCATAATATGCTTGTAGGAATTGTACGAATGTGTCGTACTCTTCTCTTACGAATTCTGGTAGCTGGGATTTGACCAGCGACTTTAACTGCGGTTTTGTGATTGCCATTTTATTAACTAATTATGATCTACTTGAAGCGAATGTATAGTTATAACCACCACGTAAATCCCCAGAAGCAGTTTTATCCGCAATAGCTGTTATGTATAAGTGGTCAGTTGCAATTTCTGCAATTTGTGTAAGTGCTGAAACTACATCATTGGATAGCGGACGAATTGAAATTTCTAAATCAATATCTGCTAGTGCAACAATATTTAGATTGCGTATATCAACATATCCTTTGGCATAATCAATAGTTCCCAATTGATTGTCTACAATAATTTTAATACCATTATCGCCATATCTCCAAAGACGAACATATTTAACACCATCATCGTCAAGATAGTGAATTTGATCCGAACCAGAAATATAAAAACCAGTACTACTAAAAGCATTTTCTGGAAGCCCAGTACTCAAAATAGGGTTAATCATATTAAGAATATACTGAGCACGTACATTATATCTTGGAGTTAGTTGTCTACGAAGAAGAACAGTTGTAATATTATTTACGATAGATGTATCTGTTTCATCTATAAGTTTACTCAATTTAGAGAATCTAAAAACACCATCGAAAGTTTGGAGATCTGTATTATTATATTCCATGACTGCTGTTCTAACTCGACTAGCAATTTCATCTGATGTTTTTGTTGTTGTTTGTTCGTTATAATAAACAGTTACATGTAAAGCAATATTAATATATTCTGGATCTACAATTTCTGGTATAACTGAAACAACACCACGTTTGCCCAAAACCGTACTAATAATATTAGCCTTTTGGATTGATGTTAACTTACTAGCATTTCTAGGTTTAACACAAATGTATGTTTTGCCATATACTGGAGGATCATTATCCTCACCACCCCAAACTGTTACTGATTGTGCTTCTGGAACAGCAGAATAAATCAATGCTTTGTAGTCATCTGGAGTTACTGCACGATTTTGTGCTGCATATGATCTTGGCGCATTAAAACGAATACTTTCTGTGTCTTCACGATCAGCACCATTATTGGCAGGATCGTTTGTTGTAATAGCAACAGTAGCACCAGAAATTAAAGTTGATCCATTATATGTGAATGATCGTGCACCATTTGGTGCTTCTAAACTAGATACAAAATAATCTAAGTGAACTACGTTACCAGCTTCTAGTGCTTTACCAAGATTATCATCTCCGAATGTTAGTTCATATAAACCATCATCAATTTCTTTCGTCCAATATGCAAGAGTGCTATTATCAATATCTACAAGTTCTCCTGCTTTATACCATGTCTCATAGACGTTGGAAGAAGAATTTTCTTGTACTCTAACCTTTAATGTAGCAAGATCAATACCAAGGTTTGGTATAACATAACGTGTTCCAGCAGAAACATTATATTGATAAGAAAGAGGAGTACCTTCAATGATAGAAACATCAGCAAATGTGTATGAATTGGCTACTCTATTCACAGTTATAGTTCCCTGTGTATAGAAAGTATATGTCTTTCCATTTATACTACTTGTGAATGGACTATATGAAGGTAACGATAAATTTCCAGGAGAAGAAGTTCCACCAGAAACTACTATATTGACTGTTGCTTGAGAACATGTTGCTGATCTTGGAGAATAACCAAGCATCTTAGAAATAGAAACTACACTGTTACGTTTTCTAGCAGAATCAAGAAACATCTCATTAATAGACATGTTATTGTACAAAGCATTATAATGCGTGTTGTATGCTAAAACATCTATTAAAACTGACATAGCAGAACCTTCAAAATCGTAATCTTGAAATTCTGTCTGTCCTTTTAAAAAATTCTTTAAGTTTCCTTTGATACCATCAAAGTCTAACTCTGTTACGGTGATTCTTTTATTTGCCATTTTATCGTGTTCTCTCTAGCGTTAGGTCAAGAGTTAGTGGTCTTGTTGTATTAATAACTTGAAATTCTATAGAAACTCCAACTGAATAAGAATCTTCATCTACGCTAACTATTACATTAATTAGCTCTACTCTTGGCTCGAAGTTATTAATAGTATTAATAATAGCCTGTTTTAGGGAAGCTGCAAGTAGAGGAGTTGCTGGCTCGAACAGTAAACGTCTAATAGGACTACCAATTTCACTATGAAATGGTCGTTCAAAGTTGTTGGTTAGGATAAGATTTTTTAGCGCAGTCTTTATGGCATTGTCGCCATATCGACGTGTCAAATCCTTAGTCACTGGGTGAGCCGTGAAATTGAAGTCTAGATCAGAGAAGATTCTTGTATTTCTTGCCATATTCTTATTTAGGTTACTCTACGTTCGTTTTTGCAGATCCATCTTTTACTTTATCACCACAAGAAATTGAATCTCCAATTCTTGCTGCAGCCTTACCTTCAAAGAAAGTTTTAGATGCACCAGAACTTATATTTCTAGCACTAATAGGATGTATACTACTTCCCACCTGCTGTTGTGTGAATTTAGAACCAACTAGTCCTATAGCACCCTCTGCTACAAAACTTTTGGTACATACTTCAGTAGTCAATGCATTTGCAGGTAAACCACAAGATGCATCTGACATAGCTCCCTTATACGTTACCTTAGCCATTATGCTTTATTCTTTGGAGGTATTGGATTAATTAAGACGAATCCCTCAGGTATCCCTTTAGCATTTCGTTTATAAGTTGTGTCATTTACCATAGTGAATGCCATCTTACGATTACCACCTGCTGGTGATCCTGGGGCTTTGTAGCTAGAATGAATCCACACTGAAGTCGGATTTCTATATTCTAAAATCATCTGATCATATGTTACTAGTGGTTCCATCTTCTGAACGAGATCATATGTTTTATTACTCACATCTGCACCTAGTAAACAAACATCAAAACAGTGTCCCTTACAGTGATCTGATGTTGCGCTCTCATAACTAACAACACCCTTTAATCTATAACCAGAAGAAATAGTCCATTGTTTCTTATATCCACTTATGCCGTTTGGAAGAACAGCTAGATAATTTTCAAGTAGATTCTGAGCACTCATCGCTAAATTACAAACAATTTCTTGAACAGTATATAATCTTAATGGTGTATTAGCCGTTGGTTGAAGCATTTGGTCAACAAGTTTATGTTTTCCATTAACACCACCATCCATTAACATACCCAATGTAAAATTCTTAGATATCGTATAGTCATTAGTGAAATTCTTAGTAGTATAGATTATCTTACAATCAGCAGCAACTGGTTTAGATTGTGCTCCACCAGTTGGTGTTGGTGCTTCTTCTGTTGCAACAGGTGCTGGAGCATTAGGCTCGCCCTTTTGTGTTTGTATTTGTGATTGCTTACGACCTTCTGGTGTATTAAAATCTTCTGGGGTTTCTACTGCAGCCTGTTGTTCGAGTTCTCTTTCTGGAGGAATTAAATAAGGAATAGTTGGATTTAAAGGTTGCCCTGCTGGTGGTGGTGTACCTGCTACAGTAGAAGGTGTTGTTGCGCTAACACCAAAATTACCTCGACTATAATTAACATTCATAACACCAGAAGAATTAATATCAACAGTTCCACTCGATCCTATTTTCATAGCACTGTCAGCTAACTGATTAATATTTGCAGCCTGAACATTAAAATCACCAACTGCCTTAACATTAAAATGACCACCAACTGCAATATCTACATCGTTTGCCACTGCAAGTGATACATTATTTCCAACTCGAACATTTGCATTAGACGAGACTTCAATGTTTGCATCTGATCTGCAGAATATATTTGCGTTTCCATCAGCAGTTAGATTATATTCACCAGCCACATGGATAGAACCATTTCGTTCCATTAGTGTGAAATTATCACCAATGATATAATTTACCTGAGTTCCATTTGGATCAATCTCAGTAAATGTACCAGAGCGATGATACGTATGTATTCTCTCATGTCCAGGACTATCATCAAATTCTTGAATGTGACCAGACTCAGTTTCCATAACTTTATTGAAAGGATATTTTGAGCCAAAGCCATTATTTGGTTGATCCCATGATCCTTGATCTACTGCTTTCGGCACACCCTTTTTTATATTAGAATCTTTTTTCTCTATAACAGTTCCAGTAATTATACCACGTGCCAAACGATTTGTGTCTGGCTCATTAATATATGATTTTAAAGGATACTTATTATTTGGATCTCTAAATCCAGTATTATCTGAACCTCGTTTTTTAGATTCTGCAGATGGTCCAGGAGTTGGAGAAGATCCATCTTTTGGTGGTGTTGCTGCTTTTGTTCCTGCGTCTTTTTCTACTACACCACCTGCTACTTCTCCATAAAAATATTCATAATAAGATAATTTACGTGCTGCGATATCTGGTGAGTTAACACCAACTGCTTTTTTAGCAGCATAAAAATATCCAGGATGATCTGTTGTTTTTGCAGAAGATGGCACTCTGTCTTTAATATAGAGAGCAGCAACTAAAGCAGATGTATTAATATCAGTATCAAGTGAGTCAGGATTATTGATAAGATCTAAATTTAGACCCATCTTGTTTGACATGTCCTGATACTTTTTATAGTTTGCTTTACCAGTTAACTGAATAAATCCACGACCGAAATACTTACCACCATCTTCATCTGTTTGATTACCAAGAAAGTTTTTACCACGTGTAGTTGGTCCATAAACCCAAGAGAAAAATTGTGCTCTAGTCATTCCCTTTTTTGATGCTTGTGAATATTGTTCAGCAGTAGCATCAGTCGCAAAAGAAAATATTTGTTTCAGACGATCTTTACTGTAATTATAACTTTCTAATTGTGGGATCCAACCAGACTCACCACCAGCAATACCAAGCAGCGCACACTTCTGTTCTCTGGTAGTTAATCCAACTTTATCACATGCAGCAATAAGTGCTTTGATGCCTTCCTCCGCTTTAGCAGGATTTAGAGATGCACCTTTTGGTGGTTTTGTAGGTATTGCAAGATTAGTTTTCGTTGGTTGAACTGGAGATTCTCCAACGGTAATTGGTGTTCCATCTCCAGAAGTAACTGGTTTTCCTGAGCCATCTGTCAAATAATTTTGTGCTTTACTTGCATTAACTTCTGCAAGATTAGTGGGTGCATCTTTAAATGTTATGATATTTTCACCATAACCTGCAACTACATTATTAATAGTTATCTGAGTGCCACTATCTACACTAACAATAAATGTATCTTCAGGTAACTGAAAGCCAATAACTTTCATATTGGCTTTTAGATCTTTAGTTAAATCAGTTCTTCCTGTTGCTTTGTCTATGAATGTTAATTTCTTTCCATTAACTGGACCAACAATAGTTCTCAACTCTATCTTAGAAACTTCTGTGCTATCTTCTACAGGACTAGAGTTGTCATCATCATCAATAGCAGTTGGTGCTTGTGGTATACCACCAATAGTACCAAGTATAATTGGTTGTTGTTGATCTTCATCAGCAAACATAATAATAACAGTAGTACCTTCAACTGGACCAACTGGAGTATAACCAATACCATTCATTGCAGCAGAACCAATTTGTTGTACTGGAAGTGCCCATGGTAATTCATTAGTCGGTAATTGAGTTTTATCATGGGTGTGTAATCCCACAATACGAACCTGACAACGACCAAGTTGAAGTGGATCTGATCTGTTTTCTACAATACCTGAATAAAACATTATTTTTTCGCCTTATCTACACTCATTAACAAACTATCTTTAATCAATTCCATATGACACTCATGCATTTCTTTATCTACATTATGATTGATAGCAGAAATTATATAAAAACCTGAAAACATTTTATCTTCGATATCTCTATCACTGCTTCTTAATGGTTCTACTTTATTCAATCTAACTTCTACTTTTTGCCCGACTGTATAATCTAATCTTCCAGGAACAGAAATGTGAATCTTGTTCGCCTCTGCTGCTTTCAATAAAGAAATTCTTTGTTGAATTGATTTAAAATAACTAAGATCACCACCACCACTAAATCCGTCAGTGTATCTTGGTATAATCATCATGGAAGAATTTGTTCTAAAAATAGAATTTAAAGAAGCCACGTTATATTTGTTGAGATGTTTAGATGTATCAAATTTATCAAACATATTATATGTCTTAACTCTATAAGACTTTTTAGTTAGATCATACGAAGTTGCTTTAGAAGCAAACATACCACTTCTTATTCTATCAATATAATCAAACCCTATTGGTATACTTATTAGGTTTATTCGTTTGAAATCTTCAGTTACATTTCTAGCATCTTCTCCATTAGGCTTTTTATCACGTGTATATCTGTCATAAGTAAACTTCTGCACCGATTGAGATTCATACATAGATTCTAAACTAGTGAAATAAAATCCATCTCTATTTTCGAAGAATAAAAAACTTGGAGAGTTATTGTTATTTTCTGCAAACTGTGCAGCATAATTAATGGACTTAACAGGAGACCAAAAATTAGATATGAATTTAACTGAACGAGATGATTCTTCTGATATAAATCTTTTAGTAGATTGAAGACCATCAGTTTTATTTGTTAGTATATCTGCAATAACATCATTAACTTTACCAGTATAAACTCTGCTAATCTTTTTATTTAAATCAACAATGGCTTCCATTGATATAAAATGTAACTGATATGTAACAGACTTATCTCCAAGCAGTTCTCTATCAGTTAATTTGTAAATATAAAATGTACCTTTAATATTACCCTTGGATAAGGTTGGAGTACTAATATCAATTTCTACTTGTTCCTCACCAGTGAATGGTAATAAATTAACATAATCTAATGATTCTTTAAGTACAAGAGAGCCTGTGATAAATGGAGAAAATAAGTCTTCGAATATTTGGATGTTAATAACCTGAGCAGTAATATTCTGAGAGTTACCAGATCTGGTAACAATCTTAATAGAATTTACGCTTACATCACCAGCGAATCTTATTGTTTTGGCTGTCATTTAAATCAAATCTTTGTAATTCGCCAGAATAGTGCTAATTAAAGAAGGAGAAATTATTTTTATTCTTCTCTTTCTTTCATTTATTCGTTCTTCATATTCTCTATTAGATACTGAAACACCACCCATAACTACATGACCATTGGCATCTTCATAATGACGAATGCTATCTGCAGTGGCTCCATATTTTGAATCTACATATTCTTGAAGAGCACCATACGTTAGTGGCCAGTCAGCCAAATAATCATAACGATTATTTGCTAACATTATAACCCAATGATATTCTGGACTACCATATATTTTCTCAGCAAGAATTTCTGGAGTATCTCCATCTTTAATATCATATGAGTCATATGTAGTTACATTAGATAGAATTTCTTTTCTAAAACGAATATTTGTAGTAATATCCGTCATGGCAATAAGTTTATGAAATTTTCTAGTGATACCATATGGATTAGAAATTGTTACATCTGGTATAGTAGTATATCCAGTTCCTGGATTTGTTACAACTATAGATGATATCTGTCCACCAATAACTACTACTCTTCCAGTTGCAGATACACCAGCTTCACCATTATCGGGTGGTCCAAATATACAAGTTGCTGAAGTATATCCAGAACCCACGTTCGTTACAGTAATTGCATTCACACCACCACCAGCCAAATCACAGATTGCATATGCCTGAGTGCCAGTGCCAGCCTTTGCTTCTATGTCAAAATCATATAATATTTTTTGAAAATTTTCGAAGTACATTATAGACCTGCCTTAATCTTATCTTTTGTCAACAGAGCCAATTCTCTAAATGCTAAAGTAACATTAATTTGAGTTGGCATGCCATCAGCAAATGTAGTAAATTGTCCATTTGGAGTATAATCAATATCTAAATCTGTAAGAACACATGACGTATGACGATGTAAATTTAAATTCTCTTCTCCACCCTGATAGTAAAAAATATCAAATTCAGAAGGATAGAGATAAACGAAGTTATTGTCATCTTTAAATTCTGGATGCATATGAAACTTAAATTCTTCAATGATCCTAAGTACATTTTGTGCTTCGCTATAATCTCTTGGAAAGAATTGATATTCAAAAGAGAACGATCTAAAGTCAACACCCTTAAATACTTGTTCTTTCTTAGGATTTGCTGCCATGCCAAGCATCTGTGAATTTGCTTCGGCATTTGGTCCTTTTGATAATGCTAGGTTTGTGATAACTGCCTGAGCCACACCAGTAACATTACTTTCTTTACTAGATTTTCCAAGCGCATTCATAATAGCATCAGCTGTTTCTCCACCAAGTGCTTTTACCATACCAAGCCCAGCAGTATCAGTGGAGTCATATGTAACTCCATACTTTATACCAAGTTTGTTTGGTATATGTAAAGCAATAGCAGTCTTTAATCTTTTCTGAGATCTTAACTGATCAGTAGTCATTGTAGATGCTACTGCAATACCAACAGTTCCAATATTTGCTACAGCTGCACCTTTAGCTGCATTACCAACACCCTCAGCAACACTTTTAGCTGGACCGAATCCGATGGTTCCACCTGCAATACCAGTAATAGTATTAACCCCAGCATTTGCTCCGATAAGACTCTTTTGATCCCAATTCATGGCACGATTATCTCCAACATCTCTGGCTGGGAAATCATCTACCGTATCTGCTTTATATTTTGATATTAACTTCGAATCTTCTGCTACGTTAATGTAAAAAATAACATAGTTACCACCATACCTAAAATCAGTAGTTAAATCATCAGGATACTGATAATTACCGATGTCATACTTACCAGTTTCTTTACCAAATTGTTCAAATTTAGTTGCTTGTTTTTCTGGATAAGTTTCTCTCTTAGAAACAGGTACGGCACGTGTTTGCGCTTGAACCTCTGCCTGATTATCAGGTGTTTCTACTGGCTGATCTTCTGGTTCGCCATCGTCGTTATATTGTAGTGCCATTTGGTTTCTCTAAATAAAGGGGATGTTATTTATTTCTAATTAGTTATTTATGTTCCATAAAAGATCGTTCAAGCCAGTTTTTGCAGAAAAATATGCAGGGGATCCTACAAATATAATTATGAGATCTAGCTGGGAAACACGCTTTGCCATGTGGTGCGATAAGAACCCTAGTGTTATTAAATGGAGTTCAGAAGAAACTGTTGTTCCATATCGTTGTCCAACAGATAACCTGATCCATCGTTACTTTGTAGACTTTAAAATACAGGTTAATTCTAATGACGGTAAGTTGAAAACATACTTAATTGAAGTTAAGCCAGAGAAACAAACCAATCCTCCACAATATCCTGGGAAACAAACCCAGCGTTATCTACAAGAATCGTTTATGTATATCAAAAATCAAGCCAAATGGGCTGCTGCAAGAGCATACGCTAAAGATCGTGGATGGGAATTTAAAATAATAACAGAACACGAACTTGGTTTGAAGTAACCTAAATAACATTATGGCTAAAAAACCAATGCAAGACGTATTTGAACGTAATCAGTACGATCTATTAACATCAGTTAAACGATCTACTAGTTGGTTCAACAAACAGGTGAGTTCTCTCGCCCAGCAAAACATCACCCCAAATCAAGTGATAAAAGGTGATCCTTCACAGAATACAACTACTATACAACCTGGAAGTTTGTATATGTATGCTTATGATCCAAAAACAAAAGAGGATCTTCCATACTATGATAGATTCCCTCTAGTGTTTCCATTTAGAAAAACTGCAGATGGATTCTATGGTCTTAATATGCATTATCTTCCATACGACCTTCGAATCTATTTATTAGATGCTCTGCTAACCTTTAAGAACAATAGTCGTTGGGATGAAACTACAAAGTTGAAATATTCATGGGCTCTTATAGATGGTGTTTCGAAATACAAAGCAGCCCATCCATGTGTTAAACAATATTTAAATAGTCATGTAAGAAGCCAATTTAGAAGAGTTAGTTCTGCTGACTGGGCAACTGCTATGTTGCTTCCTGTAGAACGATTTGTTGGCGCATCTAAACAACAAGTCTGGTCTGACTCCAGAAAGAAAATAAGAAAACTATAATGGCTGAACTAAACGAATTTGTTGCTCAAATAAAAAGAGGTGGATTATCTAGAACTAATAGATTCCATGTTATGTTCCAACCACCTTTTCTGGATCCAGAAGTGATAGGATTAGTTGGATTACTTTGTGACCAAGTACAAATTCCAGGTACTAATTATTCAACAACACAGAATAGAGCATTCGGTGAATTTAGAGAAACACCATATGAAAGACTTTACGAACCAATATCAATGTCATTTTATGTAGACAGAGCAATGGCAGTTAAAGAATTGTTTGATACATGGACAATCTCTATTCAAAATCCAGATACTCGTCTGTTCAGCTACTATAAAGAATACATTACAGACATTACAGTATTCGTGGAAGATCTAGAAAATAATGTTAGATATAAAGTCACTATGTTTGAAGCATACCCAAAAAGTGTAGGTGCTATACAATTAGATACAACTTCAAAAGATGTCATGAAGATGTCAGTGAACTTTGTCTACAAATACTATATTACGGAAAGAGTTGCAGATGGATTTAAATTATCTGATGAACACATATCCCAGACTTATGGGGTGATTCCAGATTCAGCGAGCAGATATAGTCCAGACTTTACAACAACTGTTGATTCAGTTAGTCCAAAACAACAAAATACATTAGTGGACAAATTGAAGAATTTTGCTATAGGTGCAATTGGTGCAAAATTAGTTACAAAAATACCAAGTCTGTTAAGAAGACGTTAAGGAGATAAAGATGGCTGATGAAATTAAAGAAGTTAAAAAAGACGAAGACTGGATGCAGAAAAAGTGGCGTCCAGCTATGGGTTGGATGTACATGATTGTGTGTATGTGTGACATGGTTATATTTCCAGTTCTGTGGGCATTACTACAGGCAACAATGAAACAGCCAGTCACTCAATGGAATCCACTGACACTACAAGGTGCTGGTTTGTTTCACTTAGCCATGGGTGCGGTATTAGGTATCGCAGCATTCGGAAGAACTCAAGAAAAGATTGCAGGAACAGCAACAAATGCTACACCTACTATCACACCAACAACTCCAGCATTCCCAGTTGCTGGTGTACCTGCGCCAGCATTCCCAACCCCTGCGCCAGCAGCAAGTTTTGGTGCAGGATTTCCAGGTGACCCACCAACAAGAAACACTAGAAACGATTAATAAATATGAAAATTGATGATTCTTTGTCACAAGTCTTTGATATCCCTTCAATACCAAAGAATGAAATGATTGTTGCTGAAACAGGAGAAATAGTAACTCCACCAAATGAAAGAATTGAATCTGACTATGATACAGCCAGAGATAATCTTCGTGAGTTACTTACTACAGGACAAAATGCTTTAATGCATGCTTTGGAAGTAGCAAAATCTAGTGAACACCCACGTGCTTTTGAAGTCGTGGGTAATTTGATGAAACAGTTAGCCGATGTTAACCAACAACTTATGGATATACATCAGCAAAAAGCCAAACTTGATGCACCTTCTAAATCAGAAACGAGTAAGAAGGTGACAAACAATGCTATCTTTGTAGGTAGCACAAGTGAGTTGAATAAGTTAATTAAGAATATGTCTAAAGGAGAATAATATGTCTTTACCAATGATGAGTACACCAACATACAGTATGGTGGTTCCCTCAACTAATGAATCGATTAAATACCGTCCATTTCTTATTAAAGAAGAAAAGGCTCTGCTGATTGCCCAACAAAGTGAAGATTTATCTGTGATGGTAGATAGTCTGAAGGGTGTTATCGGCTCTTGTGTTCTTGATAAGATTGATATTAACAAACTGGCAACATTTGATCTTGAGTATATGTTTACTCAGATTCGTGCTAAGTCTGTTGGAGAAATTATTGAAATTTTAGTCCCATGTGATGTAGATCATGGTGAAGAAAACGACAAAGCCAAAGTTAAGATTAGTATTGACTTAACAAAACTGTCCGTAGAAAAAGATGCAGACCATAATAAAAAGATTGAGTTGTTTGGAGATGTTGGTGTTGTGATGAAATATCCAACAGTAGAAATGTCCAAGAAACTAGAACTTGCAGATACAGAAAATATCGACAATATCTTTAAGATTATCGCAAATTCAATAGATTATATCTATCAAGGCGATGAAATTTTCCATGGTCATGAACAAACAGAAAAAGAACTTTTAGCATTCGTTGAGAATTTAACTTCAGAACAGTTTCTGAAAGTACAAAAATTCTTTACTACAATGCCTAAGATTAAAAAAGATATTGAGTACACATGTCCCCTTTGTAGTAAAGAACATAAGAAGACATTGGAGGGACTCCAAAGTTTTTTTTAATAAACCTTTGTCATGAGACATTGCACAATTATTATAAGATGAATTTTGCTTTAATGCAATACCACAAGTACTCGCTTACGGAAATTGAGGAAATGATACCGTTTGAACGAGAAATATATGTGCATATGTTGATTCAGTATTTAGAAGAAGAAAAACGTAGATTAGAATCACAAAAGAGAGTAAGATAAAATGGCAAAGAGAACCAGCAACAGTTCGGTAAATTCTAGTATTAGAGAACAGACCAGTACTACTACTGAAGGATTCTCACAAATTTTAGCAGTTCAATCTGCTACATTAGGTGAGTTGACTTCCATTAAACAACTAATGGAATTATCGAATAAGGTTCAATCTGCCACTGCTGCTAAACTTGGTGGAGGACAGGCAAGCGATACTGCTATCCTCGCTAAAATTAGAGATACTCTATCTGATCAGTTAAAAACTACGAAACGAATGGGGAAGTCTGACGAAGATTTCCAAAAAGAATGGGACAAAGAAGCCAAAGCAATATCTGAAATTGCTAAAGGTATGACAACATTCAAAACACTCGGCGAAAAGATTCAAGATAAAAAAGACAACTTAAAACAATCTCTATCTGTTAGTAATGTGAAACAGAAGGTAATGGGTGCACTTAACATCGGTGGTGTATTCAATAAAAGTATGGAAAGAGAAAAGTTTATTGAAAAACAAAAAGCACTCGGTAATCCAGGAACACGTGAACAGCTGAAAAAAGATTATGAGGGTGCGCACAATGCGTCAAAAGAAATAAAGAAAAATGAAGCTGCTATAGAAAAGTTTAAATCTATTACGGGTCATAGTGATGACGAGATGGGTAAATCTAAAGCAGGTCGTGCTTTATTAGATAAACGACAAGCCAGTGCAGATGAATATGCAAAGTACGATTATAGTACTGATGTGAAAAGTCCAACTCCAGTGAACAGAGCGATACTTAGTAATCTTAGTGGTAACTCGGCTGGATTAAAACCACCAACTGCTACCACAGCTGCAGCAAATGCAGGTAAGTCTGAAGAAACTGAATTAGAAAATAATCGAATGATGGGTTCTCAAACTGATCTTCTGGAAAAGATTGAGGAAAATACCAGAGGTGATTCTACACCAGTTAAAGCACAGGCTGCATCTGGTGGAGAAGGTGGTGGCGGTATAATGGCTGGAATTGGTGCTGGTCTTAAAGCACTTGGTGGTGGTATCGCTGGACTAGGTAAAGGTATTGGATCAGGTATACAAGGTTTGTTAACTGGAATCGCTAAAGGTATTGGTTCATTTGGTAATGCAAATGTAATCAAAGGTGCTGCATCGATGGTGATACTTGCTGGCGCATTATACGTAACGGCAAAAGCACTTCAAGAATTCGCTGATGTCGAATGGGAAAGTATCGCTATGGGTGGGGTGGCATTGTTAGGACTTGCTGGCATTGCTATGTTGCTTGGAAAATCTTCTCCATCTATGTTAATTGGCAGTGCTGCATTAGTAATACTTGCTGGTGCTCTATGGATCACTGGTGATGCTATGCAAAATTTCCAAGGATTAGATTGGGAAACAATCGGTAAAGGATTAGCAGCAGTGGCAGGACTTGGAATAATCGGTGCAATTGCTGGTACAGCAGCACCTTTAATTATTGCTGGCGCAGTGGCATTAGGATTAATGGGTGGTGCGTTGTATGTAATCGGTGAAGCCATGCAGGCAGTTGGAAAAGGTTTTTCTGACATGACCGATGGTCTCGAACGAATAGGAAAGATGGATGGTAGTAATTTACTATCAGTAGCAGCAGGTGTAGCTGCATTGGGTCTTGCTATGGCAGCATTTGGTGCTGGTCAGGCAGTTGCTGGTATCGGAAACTTAGTTGGTAGACTATTGACTATTGGCACTGATAGTCCTGTTGAACAATTGATTAAAATTGGTCAAAATGGCGAAGGTGTGATGAAAGCAGCAATGGGACTCGATAAGTTGAGTGGTGCTATGGTAGCATTCGGTAAAATTCCAAAAGGTGGAATGGATGCTGTCAATGACTTCCCATGGCTAAAAGCAACAGCATTCGTTGCAGCTGGTGGTGCCATGCAAGTGGATGGTACTAAAGTAGCCAATGCTTCTAAAATGAATGCAGATACTTCTGCCGAAGTTAAGGGACAAAATGCTAAGGGTGGTGGCACTGTCGCAGTAAATGCACCAGTAACAAACAACTCTAATGTAACGCAAGTAACAAGACCAGCGATAAGAAATCCTGAATCATCAGCAAGTAGTTGGTTACGATCTAAATTCGCATAATAAAAAAGGGGACTTTCGTCCCCTTTCTTTTTGGTAAAAACTAATTAGTCTTCTTTAGCGATCTTCTGAAAATAAGACATAACATCTTCATCGTCATCCATCGACTTTGACACAGGTGCTGGTTTAGAAGCCATCTTTGGTGCAGATGCAACAGGACGATCTTCTTCTTCAGCCATTTGTGCAGCAGACTTACCAGCAAAAGAATCACCAGAAAGAACTGCATCTAGTTTCTTCTTCAACTCATCATAAGACTTGAAGTTACTACGATCAGTAAACTCAGACAACTTGTACTGACCATTTACGATACGAACCAAGTCTTCATCAGAAGCAGCAGGTGCTGGATCTGCAAAAGAAGATTCGTCATAGTTTGCGTAGCCATCTTTCTTACGCATACGCAATTTGAAGTTAGAACCTTCCCACAAATCAAACACGTTTACAGGCTTTTCGTCTTCGAAAGTTGGACGTGCTTTGTCCATGATCTTATCAAAGATTTTCTTGCCAAATTTAAACAAGAATACCTTACCTTCATTCTCTGGATGCTTTGGATCAGACACAATGAGAATGTTGGCAATAAATGACAACTTACGTTTTTGTTTACGAGCGATTTCTTTGTTGGCTTCAGAACCAGAGTTCCAAAGAGTTGTGTTCAACTCACCAACAGGGTCATTCTCACCAAGAGTGGTTAGAGAATTTTCGATGTACCACTTTCCAGTTGGACCTTGGAAGCCATGAGAAAAGATTCGAACCCATGGGAGTTCATCACCTTCTACACGTGGTAGGAATCGGAAAGTTGCTGTGCCATTGCCAGCTTTGTCACCTTCGAGACGCCAGAAGCGATCGTCTGAATATGATTTCTTTTCGGTTTGGGGATTAGCAATCTTATCGAATTCTCCAGAGATTTTTCCGAAGTCTTGATTGCGCATTTTGCGGAGTGTTTGAATGTCCATCGTATTTCCTTTATATTAATATTACGGTTTATTTTTAGTATGGTCGATTTGTATTTTATCATCTAGTTCAATGTCGTCATCAAAGTCTTCATTGTTTAAATCATAATCTTCTTCAACATAACTATTTATCGTTCTCATACCACCAGTCTTTCGACCACTAGCATGTTTGGCAGGTTTCCCTGAACGACCACCAAAACTATCATCATCTGATTTCGATGACTTATAATATGTCTTGCCCATGATGTCAAATCTCGATTTCTTCCATGAAGTGACTAAAGATCTTTTCAGCCTTAATTCTATCGTATTTAACGAAGCCAGTCAACTTTTTAATTCTCAACAATTCTTGATTCCAAATATATTTAATAGAGGTATTATCTTGCCATTTTGCAATTATCGGATAAAAATCATCTATAATCCTAAGAGTTTCTATCGATACCTTACCTCCAACAAACAACTCTAATGTAACTGGATATGCAGAATCAATAAAGTTGAAGATAGATGTTTGTGGTAACCTATTTACCTCAGTGTGTGTTAATATAGTAGCTAAGTCATCAATGAACCTTTGTGTGATTGACTGTTTTCGTTTAATCCATTCGACAAGATTTTCTTCTGCCTGTTGTCCTTCATATATCGCAGACTCATTACCATAAGCAAAATTTGCAACAAAGAACTGAATAATTTCTCTATCATCGTTGTACTTGTTGGCAAGTTTCTCGAATATATATCTATCATTTCTGGCGGTGAATGCTTCACGTGTACCTTTAACATTACCTCGATTTTCGAAGACGTTAAATTTTTCAGAAGTGAAATGAAGTTTAATCGCTAGGTAATAACGATACGCTTTAAAGCCATCCATCACACATCCAATTTTGCCTGTTTAGGTAGATAGTTCAACTCTCTAAAATCCATTTCAATCTTATCCTTTAGAGATTTATTTATCAGAGATGCAACATCTGCTGGTTCCAAATAATTTTCTTTGCAGTATTCCAAGACAGCATCCATATAAGACAATCTCTTATCACGAACAATTTCTTCAATATGCATTGAAAATTCGTTGGCTGTTTTAAACATTGGTTTTTCTTTTAATGTAGTAGTCGGTGATTCGAAGTTCTCTGCAAAGATCATGATATTCTTTCGTTTTTTGTTTGTATAATTTCCAGATTGGAGTATTTGGTTTTTCAGGATCTAATTTTTTAGAAAATTTATCTAAGTACATCGTGAAAAATTTATCCAATTTCATAACCTCTAATTGCAGATCTTGATATTTGAAGTGTAGGTTAGCCAGTTCAAAGTTATTCATAATTATACCTTATTTATTATTGCAAGACAAGTTAAGCAAGTTACCACCATAGAATGCAACATCCATAACTAAGGCTTCATTATCAGACTCAAGTTTCTCGATTCGTTTCTTGAGAACATCAATTTGTTGTTCATAAATTTTTAACTGCTCGCCCATTGCTAAGACTGCTTCAGTTTCTTGTTGTTGTAAAGTTTTCATTTTAACTCCAATGCGTTTTCAGTATTTTTACCGAATATTCCATAAGGAAATATATTAAATGCCAGTGAATATCTTGTGATGTTAGAACTATTTTCTGGCATCATATGAGCCAAATTAGATGGAAATAAAATCAAATCACCCTTCTTTGGTTGATATTTCCAAGATGGCGAATTAAATTCATTATAATAGAAGTCTTCATCAAATGGAATTTCAATTATAACTGGATTACCCATTTCATTTATGTTTGATGTATTTCTATAAAAGACGATGGGACTAGTGGTCTCATCAACTTCCAAATAGAGCACTCCACTAAAAAAACTATTGCAATGATAGTGCTTGTGTCCAAAATCTTGTGGTTCTAATTTAACTACCCAAGATGTTGCTATTCTAAATTCAATTTCTTTATTAAAGCCAAGTATATCATAAAAAAGTGTATTATAATTTTGTTCAATAATTGTTCTTAAAAATTTCAACTCAGATTTATCTAATATATTTTTAGATACTGTGTAACGACCAGATAGTTCTTTAGAGTGAAATGATTCATAGTCATAGGTTTTCACAGTATTAAGTAGATCATTATCGTATTCAATATTATTAATATATATCGGAGTTGGGAATGCAGAGAACACTTTCATATCATCTCCTCATTGTTGCAATTTCAACTGCTTGTTCATCACTAAAAATTGGTATGGCATTTGATTTGTGCATAGTACCAATACCCTTAATTAGAGATCCAGTGTAGACTGGTGAGTCTTTTTTAGTGCATGGTGCACCACTGAATGGAAGACTCGGAATCTTAGGGGTCTCCCGACCAGCAGGTCTCCCGAGCGAGTATACTTCACTGAGTGATTGTTGTTTAGGTGCAATCGTCTTTGTGGCATACTTCTTTAACATGGTTTCCCACGACGACTGCAACTCTCGTTGTTTGGCAGTCGGTTTCTTCTTCTTGGTTTTACCAAGTGATGTATGTAGCATCTGCATAAGTTCTATTATACTCTAATTATGAATTAATGTCAAGCAGTAACTACGAATCCAGAAAGATCCTTCTTGGCTTTACCTTTGGCTTTGAGACCAACGATAACACCTTTAGGATCCAAGAAACGAAGATCAGTCTCATCGCCATTGATAACTGGACGACCAAGATAGTTCTCTGGCACTTTGTGGAATACAACTGCGACATTCATACCATTTGAAATTGCAAGTCGAGTATCCATATCGTTTCCATCTGCTTTAGAGAAAGTCAGGTGGTAGTTTGGAATGTGTGCAACTTTGCGATTGTTGATTTTGGTGTAATCGTAAAATTGCACTTCTGGAAACATTTGGAAAATGTTTTTACCATTTGCAACTTCATACTTTTCCCATGCGAGATCTGAAGTGCCATTCAAACGAAAGACTGGAATCAGTCCTTGTTTTTCTGCTTTGGTTTTTGTTTTGATAATCTCAACAGTCAACTCATTGAGAAATGCTTGACGATTTTCGAAGAATGCTTTGGTCTTACGGATCCGTGCTTTTTGAATCACATTGGTGGTTTCACCTTTCTTGAAGATGCCACCACGACCAGCAGTATTCAAACATGCAGCAGTACATCCAGCTGTGCGCTTGGGGCAGACTTCTTTACCAGAAAGAGTTGCTGGCGCAAAGTGTAGAACAGAAGACAAATAGCCTTTCTTCTCACCTTTAAGCAATTTTGGGTTGCCGACTGTAAGTAAACTCATACTGATTCTCCAATCAAAATGTTCCATCTGTTTTCAACAACCTGATGCACCAACTCAACTGGAATTTCCAATTGAAATGCAATTTCCTCGCAGGACATCCAATTTTCTGGACCACGATGTGCATCTAACGCATCGTTTATTTCCATGTCTAATTCAGCCATTCGACTCATAATAAACCTTTCTCATTCACTATAAGATATATTATGCTCCAAAGGTCGATTAAAGACAACAACTTTCTGGAGAGAGGGTAAGTTGTTGATTCTACAAGGAAAAATACCCCTCAAAAGATGAGGGGTATCGGCTAGAATCCTAAAGTATTACTTTTTAGAACTAGACAAACTGGAGGGTGAGTTGTGTGAAGATGCATAAACGATACAAATAGTGTCATCTCGTTTAGCATAAGCACAACGAACAGCTAATGGATCGATACCTTTAACGATAGCGGATTCAATGTTTCTTTCAATAGATTTTGTTGAAACATATGAATCATGACCAAGTGCGCAAATCGCAGTCAAAACAGCAAGTGCAATTGAAATGATAAAAACATTATCTGACATAATAAGTTCCTTTAAAAAAGAAGGTGGTTTAAGTTTTGTAAAAATTCCTGTTACCATGATCCATCATCCAATACAAATTTTATTGATAATGGCGCAATGCTGATATGGATAGAATATAAACTTGGATCCATATCATCTGGTTTTGTGTAGTCAAATGATAATCTCCAGTGATATGGATTTAATGTGAGAGAAATCCATACACCAGAATACTTACAATAATTAAGAAAGTTCTTTAATGTCATCGCAGAGTCCTAACTTTTTTGCTTCGATAGCACTAAGCCAGATATCCTGAGGTGGCAATAGCACTTCTCGAATTTTTGTTTCTGATAACCCAGTACATTTTTTGTAATGGGAAATCATCTTCTTGGTAGTTAAATCAAACTCTTTCACAGTAGCGAACAGTTCATGTTCTTTACCAAACGCACCCCAAGAGTATTGATGCGAGAGTATTGATGTATTTGGTGTCAGCAGACGATGTCCTTTATGTCCTGCAATAAAGATCATCAATCCTGCTGAGGCAACTTGTCCAAGTCCAATTGTTCTAACTGGAATTGAAGAACCACGAATAGTATCAATCAATGCAAATGCAGCATTTAAATCACCACCTGGACTTGTAATGATTAAATTCATTAGTTCAGGTGGTTCTTCAGAGAAGTTGGCTTCGAATATCCACTCAACTGCTTGTTTCACACTAGTCAACGTAACTTCTTCCATTAGTAAGAAGAAGGAATGTTTAGAAGACTGATCTTCCTTTAGTTGAATGTTCATTTTTTGCATCATCTTTTCCTTCACTTTCTTTATAAAAAATATGTCTACCGATAACAGTCGTCTTTTCTAACTTCCATCTTGGATTGACGTAATCAGCATGATAAAATAATGCACCATACGTGATGTCTGTCAGCTTCTCATAATTAGCATAGACATCAAGAGCAACTTCCATTGCTTTATTGTATACTTCATTTCTTTTGGCTTTTACGTTTTCGCAGAACCAACTAAACTGACATGTTGATCTTACCTTTTGTTTGACTACAGAGCAAATATCTTTTGGATATCTTGGATCTTGTAAACGATTCATTGTGACGAGTGCGACTGCAAGTTTACCATCATCTGGCTCATAGCCAGCCTCATAATAAATGTTGTCTGCAAGACAACGCACTTGTTCTTGAGATTCTGGTGTTAACTGTGAATAGTTAATCTTTAAATAAATGTCTTTACTTGATAGTACTGAATTCAAATAAAAACTTAAACATAGTATTAATAGTATGATTGGAACATATAAACGATATTGTCGCATAGTTCTCCTTTTAAAGTTAGAGAGAAGTGCAAAATGCACTTCTCCTATCCCGATCAGGCAGACTTTTTGCTAGTCTTTGTATCTATATTTGGGATGTTTGAAACGAAACCATTAAGCACTTGTGCTTTTGAAATGATTTCAGCTTCTGATGGATAAGTTGGAAACCCTGGATGTTCGGGCAACTCACCACCATTGATTTTAGCAATTTCTAGTTTGGATTGCCAAACATTGCTAATAACCTCACGCTTCCCATAATAATCATCATTTAACATGTCTTTGGCCATTTTTAATAGTTCAAGACGAATTTCGAATGGTGTCAGATTTGACATAAAATACTCCTTTGTGTTGTGTGTGTAAAATGAAGGTTTTATTGGGATCCTTCAACCCACTGTAACAATTATTTAGGAATTGTTACTTCTTTACGGCTTCTGCTTTTGGTGCGTCTGCTTTCTTTTCGTCTTTATGTTCTACTTTTTTAGGAGTAGGCTTTTCAGACTTTGGAGCAGGTGGACACTTACCAGATTTATCTTTAGTTACGCAGTTTGCTTCAGTTTTTGCTGGAGCCTTTGATTCTTCTTTCTTAACAGGTTCAGCTGCAAAAGAAAGTGATGCGAATGCCAATGCTACCAATGCGATAAGTGATTTCATATCATATCCTAACAATTAAAAATAAATTGACAATATTAATGTTGCCACTATAAGTTAGTACAAGATACCATTGGGTGATCGGTTGCTAACATCAAGCGAAGACTTCACTAATCCATGATGGTTTTAAAGAGACCATCAACTCTTAAATTAGAATGAGCGAGTGTAAGCGATAGTAGTTTGCTTGTTAGCACCATCACCACTTTGAACATCATATCCAAGTCGGATAGCATCTTTCTTAGTTAATGCATAACCTACGCTATAACGCATAGTTTGACTAGTATCAGCATTAACATTTGAGTCATATGCAGTACGATAGCGATATGCTACACGTGTGCTAATATCACCAAACTTTGCAGTAACTCCAGGTTCTACAGAGTAGTAACCAAAGTCTTGAACACCTGATTTTTGCTTCATACCAGTACCAAGACGAACATCACCACGAAGAAATGAAGTTAGATCCATTCCTGTAGATACACCAATTTCATAACGATTTGTAACAGTGCGTGCTACGTCAGCAGTTTCAGTATTGATACCTGCATCAAGATCGACATTGGTAAATGCACGAGTCTTAACAGACATGTTCGTTACATGGCTCTGCACACTTGTAACATTTGCTTCTTTAACACCATATGTTGCAGTTACAGATGACTGTGCGCTTGCCATTGCAGAGAATGCTACTAGAGAAGCAGCAGTGATAAGTTTCAATTTCATTTATTTTCCTATAAGTTGTAATAAGGTTAAAATTATATGGCTGGCACACTACGTGGCTGGCATAATAAAGTGGTAGGTTATTCTGTTACGAGGAAACCTACCGAAACCCTAAGCAGTGTTTAGGCTGCTAATGCGAACTGTGCGTCGTTTGCGTTTACGGTTTTTTACTTTTAACGAGTATCTGTCTCGTGCTGTCCACGCATTTACTTGTTGCCCTGTCGAAACCTAGTCACCCCCATCAGAAAGACACTTATGTTTCGATAACCCATTGTCCTTTATCCACTGAAATCTAATAAAACAAGTTGGACACAATGCGGTATATCTATTTTTCATAATTATCTTTTTGGTGGAGGTGGGGAGAATCGAACTCCCGTCCAGAACACTTTTCTCTTTGCTTCATACAGCAATATCACAATTATACATTATATATTCTTACGTGTCAAATAATTCTTAATACTAATACATATCTATCTGAAGATGATGGACTCACGAAGTGTGGTGCGCTTTCATCTGCTGGTGCAATTACCATATTACCTGTTACTGGTTTTATAGTAATCCCCTGATTTGGATAAATCAATTCTCCACCATCGAATTCTTGATTTAAAAACACAACAGCAGAAGATTTCCATGCATTAAATACTTCTCGTGATTCTTCAATCGAATAGTTATCATTATGTAATACGGAACCAATTCCTGCATTATAATGCATTAAAAACGCTCGATCAAAATTGATATTTAATTTTTTACTTAGATCAATAACAATGTAATGCTCTAATACTCGTGTTCTTTTTAAATTATTATAATCTAATGAAACTGCTGATGGAGTATCATTTAGTAAATAATTTATTAATGTCTGACAGTCATCATTAGATAATACATGCTCAAAAAAATTAATATTAGATTCCATGTTTACTTTTATATTCTAATCTTAGACTTTTAAATCCATCGATCCAGTCATCTCTTTTTTCGACAAATATTTTTGTCGGATTATCGTCTATACCCATTATGATAACCAGTCTTCCTACTGGAATTCCTGTTAGTTCTTCGAATGCCACAGCATATGCTGCAGTCTGCATAAAATAGCCATGGATGTGATCTCTAGTCTTTGGTTTGCTTGAAGTTTTAAAATCAATAACTGAAAGTTTACCTTCATACTCAGCAATACAATCAACAGTCCCAGCAACCTCAAGATGATCAGAATACAATGGTGTTTCTAATGCATGTATGTTATCTATTTTTTCGAGGTAGGGTCTAATTCTTCCAAATATCTCTGAATCGAACGTGTCAGGTTCACAGAGTTCACTGCGGAGATATGATTCACAATATCCATGGACTTTTGTTCCACGTTTACTTGCTTGGCTGGAGATTCTATTTGCTTCTGCTTCTCCGACTCTTTTTCGCCATTCGAGGATTCCTTGTTTTGAGTGGAGTCCTGTAATGGTGGTGATGCTTGGATAGGCTCGACCCGACGGGGTTTTGTAAAGTCTAACTTGGTTAGAGTCGGTACGTTCCAATTTGGGAAGATCATGATGTATAAATGTTGGCATTAGGTAAGTAAATCAATACACTCATTATAATGTTTAATGCGATCTTCAAGTCCAATGTAACCACCATTAATCTTTTTGGTCATTAATTTTAGATCACCTGCGTCTGCTTCTTTGTTTAGTCCATTTTTATTCCAGAACCAAATAGCTGACATAAGAGCAAAATCACGATCAGCAGTAACCCAGTCAGGATTATCTACCACATTCTGCCAGTCTTCAAACATCTCTTTAGCAAATGCTGTATAGTTTGCACGACCAGTTAGTTGAATTGGTCCACGACCACGAAACCTATATCCATCACCTGATTCTGGTGCGCCATTACCCATACGATTAGCATAGATCTTATTGGCAATCATTTCTGGTTTGCGTGCATAAGGTTGTGCAGATTCAAGTGTAGGAAAATACTTCTTGAAGATACCATTTAATCCTTGTGCTGAATAGTTAAGGTTTTCTTCAAACACTGTCCAACCACCAGACTCATGACCGCACTGAGCGAGGAATGCTGCCACACGTTTTGGTGTTGTTATATCATATGTTGGAAATACATTACACATAGACTCTGCCCATGATGTTGGGTCTTGTGCTCTTGGAAATAGATGGTGAAATTGTTCTGATGTTATCATTTTCTGTCCTCGTAATCTTCGTATTTTAGTTTAGCCAAAATATAATCCTTGACTAAGGATGACCGAACAATATCGTCTACAGTAAACTCAATACGAGTAAATGCTTTCATATGCTGAGCGATATCAAAGAATTTAAGAATACCTGACATATCATTACGTTTCTTATTTAGATCAGTTTGACGATAATCACCACACCAAAGAATTTTAGACATATGTCCCACACGAGTCATAACTGTATCAATCTCTTCATAAGTTAAGTTCTGCATCTCATCAACAATAATAATAGCATTATCAAATGACATACCACGAATAAAAGATGTAGAGATAAAACTAATATGACCCTGTTCTTCTAAACGATCCCATGCATCTTTGCGATCAAAAAACTGGTGACAGATTTGACGATAAGGTTGTTCATAGATTTCCATCTTCTCACCTACATCTCCTGGAAGATGTCCCATCTCACGTGATTGTACTGCAGATCGAACTACAATAATTTTATTGAATGGATTATTTTTATCGAGAACTTCTTCTATTGCTTTATAAAGTGCGATAAAAGTTTTACCTGTTCCTGCGACACCATGCAATGCTATAAAGTAGTCACCTAGTTTATAAGCATCGAAGAATTTTTTTTGATTATCTGTTAATGGTTGAAATGTTTTTAAATTATCTAATCGTAATTTTAATTGATTACTAGCAACTGGCTTTGACTCACGTTCTTCATTATGTAGATCTATTACTTTTTTTGCTGCTGTGGTACGAGCCATTAGAATTCCTTATAGTTGTGAAGATGACTTATCTAATTGACTTCCTGGAGTTTTTTCATGTATCCTTTGTAGGACTTCTTTAAATCCAGTATCAAATTTACGTGTTGAACTTAATTTAGTGGGATCTCCAAATGACACTGCTTGAATTACTGTTTCTAATTGGGGATTGTCGGCTCTGAATGAGTCGAGTTCTGAGATCTTCATCAATTTTTCAAACTGTTCACCAGTTTCTTTATTACGAAATACATAAGTTGGCATAATAACTCCTTCGTTTTATTTAGTTCGGATTAAGATTGAAAGCGACACAAATTCGCTCTTCAGAACTAATACTTGTAGGTACTTGGTGCTCTAACCAACTTGGCCACATTAAAAATGTTCCTTCGATCGGATTAATCACATACTCAGGTAGTAATTTATAATCTTCTCGGGGTCTCCCGAAATTAATAGCATAATGTATAAATTTCCAGTAAACTCTGGGATCATTAAAAATTATTGGTGGAGAATTCTGTGGGACTTTTAAATAAAAACATCCAGAAAGTATAGATCCTGGATGGGTATGCGCTTGATGAGTGCCACCTGCTTTTATTTTATTAAACAGATAATATGGTTTAAGAGTCCACATACTAGAATCTATACAATTATCTGCAAAGTATTTTCTAGAGACAGTGCTTATATAATTATTAAGTTTATTTAATCTAAAATCATTTTGTTGCAAAAGTGATGCAGAGTTAATGCTATAAGTAGAATCGTACGATTCCTGTCCAAGATATTTAATACCATGTTGGTTTATATAATCTTCAGCGACAGGTAGAATTTCTTTTGCAAGGACTAATTGATCATCAATAAACAATGGTGTTGGAAATAAATTTATGTATTGCATTTAAGCAGGAACCATTCTAAATTTTATTTTATCGTTTTGTTTTTGATATACTGCTTTGTGGTTTCTATTTTTCCACTCACAAACATACCACTCTGGAATTGGTCTATTTGTCCAAACAGCAAATGGTTGTTTGTCATTAATATAGTAGTTGTGGTATGCTTGAATAGAATCAGTTGGTACTTTATATTGCTCTGGCATGCACTGTGGCATTGGAGTTGCAATACTTTCTGTTATATTAGTTGGCGCAAAAGATAAGAATGGAATCAATCTTTCTGCGACATGATGCTTACCATAACGAAATGTATATTCTTTCATAAGATCTCGCCACAGATTATATAACCACCAATAATTATCTTGTGATTGACGACACCAAATACCAGATGGGTGTTTCATATGCGATGCAAGATACAAATTATCTTCACGAGAATCATCTAATTTCCATCGCATTGCTTTGCGACCAGAAATAGACTTACCTTCATACTCATACCCATCAAGAAGACGATGAGCAGTGGACAAAAGTTGTGCGTATTCTAGAATCATCTTAACGACATGTTTGTCAAGATGTTGTTTTGCACATTCTTTAGTATCTTCGTGAAGATAAAATATATTCACTGAGTAAGCATCCGAAACAAACCAAACATATCAATTGCTACTAACAAGAGGTAGTTAACAAGCATGCCAAATGATTTCCTAGTATAAGCAGCCCAAGCGTACATGGCACAACCAGAGATCCAAACAGGATAAAGAGCCAATAAAGGGGGATTGGGAACTGTGACAGCCATAGTGATCGCACAACCAATGCTAATAGCCCAAGCAAGCAACTCAACAGCAAAACGAAAGG